CCATTATACCAGCTAGCAGGAGGCCCTCCAGACACTAGCTGGTATAATGGCCCCCCAGGAACACACGTACTAGGAAGGGATGTAACACTAATTACCTGTGGAGCCCACCACACCTGTGCAGATAAAGGTATACTAATTAAACACGCAATAATACCTATTAACTTTTTCATTACAAAATACCTTACACAAATTTTCTAAGCTGGACTACTACTATTCCACCCGCCACATTGGAGCTTACGAACCATTCTTGTAGCTGTACTGCGCTAGGATTTACTCCCCTCACAGTCTGAGCAGCTCCCCGTTCTATGAGGATAATTCCAGCATTGCTCACTACGTCCGATGCACCAACAGTTGCTACTGATCCCGTGGTCTGATTCTGGAACGTAGCCTCTGAGCCAATATAATCTTTATTTCGATTAGTTGGAGCACTAGTAGTACCAGTAACTACGTTATATGCAGTGTTGGCCACGGTACACGTTACCTTTACAGTTTTAATATTCATTATTTAACCCTTCCAATGCCGTTAGTGGTAATAGTAGTAACATTAACAGGGCCGGTCGCTGGATATCCATGAGGGCATTTAGGATTACAAACAGGGCACAAAGAACTATAGGGTACAGTGTAAGTTTGTACCGGGACCCAATTATTCACTACAGTATCATTTGCTGTTGAGTTATCATCTTTATATATATTATTTAATGACATTTTTTATCTACTCTCCCTAATAGCTGATCCTTGCCCACCGCCATTGTTTGCAAATTGGGGCGGAGCCTGTCCAGACGGAGGACGGCCCCCACCTGGAGGACCGCCCATCATAATACCCATAGAAGCCTGTGCGGCCAGCCTAGACGGTACATCATTACACCCCGCAGGTGGTTCACCATACCAGGGAACTCCCCACAGATCGCCGAATGTCCATAGATCAAGCGCACCCTCTCTAAGCATTTGAAGGCCAATCATCTTACGTTCGCTAGCAGATGATTCAAGTAAGCTTCCAGGCATTACATAGTACGCCATGTGACGAAGGACTTCTGTTGCCCGGTTATACACTGGCATAGGCCCGCGCATTAGGGCTTTCATGGTCAGGTCACCATGTTCGTTGAAATCATCACCGTGTACGAATGCAGGGACCATGTTACCCGGATCGAAATCGAAATCTTCTGGAGTATTGCCACGTGGCCCCATAATAGTAAACTTCTTTTGTGCAGTATAGAACTGACAGAAATTCCACATAAGCTGAGTAGCAAACTCTCTCATAAATGCTTCAATAGAACGTGATCTAGAGCGCATAATACCGCTCTGAGTTTGCATTAGCCGCTCAATTGTATCTGCTGAAGGGGCCTGATTAAGGGCTGAAATCTGTTTAAGAATGTCTGTACCAGCTAGTACATCCATTTCGTTCTTAAGGGATTCTACATAATTGTAGATTCCAGTATCCAATGGGGGTACTTGTGGGAAATCAAATCCTTTGCCCATAGGATTAGTGATAAGTTTAAGTCCAGCTTTTCTAGTATTAACTGCGTCAATTCCATTGGGGCCAACAGTTAGCGCATCCCCAATAACTGGAGGCTGTGCAACTTGGGCATTGTGGTCGTCAATTACTCGTAGGTTCCAATCTAGTGACGCTTGTAGTGAGAGCAGATCCCACATAGGAGCTAATCCTAAGAACGTTGTAGGGAATGCATCTAGAGTAAGCTTAATAATAGGGAATAGTCCATGCCAGTATGGATTTGGGCCATCGGATAGAATTAGATTTCTAGTAAATACAATTCTGCGTCCGCGAGGATAAAGTGGTTCACCCGGTTTAACTTTATACGACCAATTATTACAGGCGCGTCTAGTAGGCTTCTCAAAAAATCCTAGAATACCATCGGGACGGGTCCATGTAGGATCATCTTCCCAATCGCCTACCTCTACCTCATTTCCAGAATCATTTACAGAACTGTCATTAAAGTAAGCAGTATATAGATCCACTACGGGTTGTCTACCAATTCCAGTTTTAGGCTTATCACCGAAGAGATAATCTTTAAGTGATCCTACCTTAGCATTTAGTTCTGCCTGTAGCCGACCATAGCGAGTCTCACTAAGTTGATCCCCTATCTCTTTGTATCTATCGGCTACAATATAATCTTCAAATTCGGGATAACAATCCTTAACGTAGTTGATTGTTTTCTCTTCCCGAATAAATACACCTTCCGCACACTGGATAGACGAAAATGAATATGGTCTAAAAGGAATTACATCTCTAGGATCAATACGTCCTGTAGCGGTAATCTCCCCCATACCACGGTCTGCGGTAGGATCAAAATGCAGATGAACATAGCCTGATCCGGCCACGGATGCCCATCTAATGGCATGAGCTAAGCCTTCCTGGTCCGCATTGGTGTTTGTATACCACCATTCTGATAATTTGGAGAAAATATCAGCCTGCTGTTGGAAACGAGTATTATATGTACGAATATCCCAGAACGGGCGGATATCTGTCATTCCGGATACAAACTCTAGATGAACTTTCTTAAATCGATTTATTGTAGTAGTAGCTAGTCCTTCCGGACGCTCAAATCCAGACACAATAGCTTGCTGAGATTTGCTTACAATCTGGTCTACGCAGTGTTGAATGAGCGGATATCCATCACAATCCCGAAGGAAAGAATCACCCTCAGCTACTCCCGCAGCTAGGTACTTAAGAAGTTTGACATCTCCTTCAGCCGGAATAGACATTAATAATTCCTACTAGGACTAATATCCCAGGTCTTATGATTAACTGTGTCGGTATCTTTCTGGAATCGTTCATGCTCACGTAGGGTGTTAAATTCTACTTTCTGAAATCCACGCTTCTTGAAGTGGGTAGGCATTTCAGGATTCTTATCTGGATGATAGCTAGCCGCATATCTGTAGCGAGTCTTAGGATTAGAATCTTTAGGATCTTCCCAAACTACTGGACGTTCCTTTTCCCCTATCTGAGCGTTTCTCCACGAATAGGCTACTTTAGAATTTTCTACTATCCTGCATTCAGGGTATGGACAACCGGACGGTATTGAAGTAGGTTCACTACCATATCCATATTCTTGCCCACAATCTGGACAAGTTTCCCAGGAAGTTCTGCCCCATGAACTTACATTCATCATTATCGAACTCCTGTAGCTGCTGTAACTGCACGTTGTACGATATCCGTAATACGGTCCGAAATAGACTGATTTCTTCGTAAGCCCATTTCTAGCCGTCTAACCTGTGGAACGGAAAGTTGCACATACACGCCTTCAACACACACAGACAAAGCTTCTTTAATCTTCTTTAATGCATCCTCTTCCATTGGAAGATTATCGCGTAATAGGCTTTCTAGTTCTTGCCTCATTAATCCACCAAAGAATAATCCTTGTGGATCAAGATGGTCTTTACAAGCAGATAGTCTATTACCCATTAGCTCAGTTGTAGGAATTTTCTTTTCAGAGGCCTCCGACTGGTACTGAGTAAATACTTCTTGTGGAATAAGAGCTTGTGCCAGAACCTTTGTGTCTATGGTTGATGATGGAAGGTTAACTTCCTGCTCTATAACTACGGTTGAATTCTTGGCGGGACGTGCCACCTATTAGCTCCTTAATATTATTTTATTTTTCTGGTACACCTGGAAGAGGGACGTGATTGGTGGGAACAGCAGCTTCTCTAATACTTCGCTCCTTGAATTCACGTCCAATTACAGACTTAAACCAATTATATAATTGTGGATTATCGTGTTCATATCCGTATGGATCAGATACATACTGACCCATACTGTCTGCAAACGAATGTGCGGGACTATGTGCATAAGCAATAATTGGGTCTGGGGACCAAAATGACTGTCTAGAGTTAAAATCAGCCCCATAATCAAGTACACTACCCAAACTAGGATCATCCACAAGTGATTGTGCTATGTGGTTTTTATGTATATGTACCCACTGTTTTCTCTGATCTAGTGGAAGTTTATCCCAAATAGCATGTCCAACTTCATGTCCTGGGGTAGATGATTCACTGTAATTATCAGAAAGGTTTATATACGGATATACTCCATCGGGCTTTACGAATTCCCCTGTTTCTTTTCTACTTTCTAATACGCCTTCTGGAACAATGTTAATCTTAGTTTTGGCCACACTAGGAAAACTACCTGCAAGCTGGCCAGCAGTTAAATATGTGTTATCAGCAGTCCCATCATACCCAAATAAACCTCTTATAGGACGCGATGGCATCGGATAACCATTAGCATCTGTATACTCAAATGCAGTGGGAGGATTATTAGGGCCTTTTGGCATATTAATTAAACCACCATAATATCAGTAATTAATAATTAATACAACAAATATATATTGATTATTTCTTATTAATTTCTGAACTATGTAACATACCACTATCAAAATCTCGCATAGAAGTTCTGCGTGTGCGGGGCTTACCGCTACCAACTTTAGCTAGTTTCTCTGGCAGTGCAGCATCATTACCTGTAGCCGCCTGGAATTCTTTAGCTACGTCTGGATGATTAGCGTATAGGTATCGTTCCTGGCTTTTACTTTTAAATGGCATTATATTCCTCCCAAATAAATAATAATTTATATATTGTACCATTAACTACGCACAATTTCATACCATCTTTGATTCCACCGCTGCTTCATTTCTTTTGCAGATACATCCATAGCCTGCCAATTGGAACCCTTCATAGGAACTACTTCGGGCTGTATAGTTGGTGTTGGTATAGTAATCTCTGCCCCATAAGCACACCACCACGCGAGCATAGCTGAGCGTAATCTATCGTCGTGTTGGCCTCCACCTTCGGGAACATGAATCTTCCATTTCTCAGTATCTAGCTCCGCATCGTTCAATTCTTCGGCAAGCCACGGAGAGCGCACTATAGGAAGTTTAGCCTCCATAATCTTACGGGCATTAATGGAAATATCTTTGTTGGACTGTAATGACGGACGCCATCCAAGTTTGCCTATATTAGTTTGATCAAATCCTTGAATATCACGCTCGGTATAATAGTTATAGTAGTGATACTTTCCAAGGAGTGCACGTTCACATTCGGGCCCCGGACCAACACAGGCTTCAAGAATTACGTGAGCCATCTTGAGCGGATCACTGCCAGCATAGTAGCGTCCTATAGCATTGATAACCTTTGCAAATTCTGCTGGTTCTATGGGCGCTGCAAATTCGGCTACTTGTAATATGTTTTCTTTGTAAACTCCCCACACAGTTAACGCTGAATTATCGTTGGAAGTATCTTTCTCAGTTTTGAGAGATGGATGCCAGCCGGGAATGCCCACAGCAGGATCAGCCCCGATTATGTAGCGGAGTTTAGGGTTAGGCAGGTGGAATAGCCAAATAGTTCCTCGTGCCTGGGCCGGAGTTAGCCTGTTGATAAGTTCAGGCTTATATAGCTGTAGCTTAGGCTGTAATCGCTGGTTAAGCCCGATTATCTGCTGAGGAACAGCGTTCTGTAGGGATTGTTCTATCACTATCTATTATCTTCGTTTAAAAGAAATCCTGTGTTATACCCGACACGAACTGCACGATCATCATATAGTTTTTCCATGTAATAATCTTTTTCACACGTTATTGGCAATACTTCCCCAATATGTTTAAGGCACCAGTTCTGAACTATCTTTCGTTGGTATCTAATAGACTTCTGTACATCGGACCACGGGTGATCGATGGGAAAATTATTCTTACTTACCCGGGCTGTAAATATGCGTACATCTTTGCCGCTTTTACGTAATCGCTTGATTAGTGCAACCATTGGCTCCAACGGCTTACCACATTCTTCCTCTAGGTTATTAGGATCTACAAAACATAATGTCCCGTCGAAATCTACTCCTATCCATGGATTCAAAGAATTATCCTTTCTTATCCTATAAGTTCGTATGGCATACCAGCTCTAACAGTAGATCGAATATGCTGTATAGAGTCTAATGAAAATGCTTTAGAGCCCGAGTGCTGAAATGACTCTTCGAGAGTAGCAGGGTAATTTGCTAGGAACGATCCAAGCTCCCCGTTACGCTTAGCTGAATCATACTCGGATTCCCAATAGTAAGCTTGCTCTGCGGAAAGCCGTACCGTGTACCCCATGTAAGAAGGTGAGGTACGTTCTACTTGCTCAATCATACTCTTAGTGTGATCTGCTGGATTCCATCCTTCAGGTGGACGACGCTTGTACTTTCCGGGCTCCGCATAGAAGGGGCAAAAGTAGGCTACAAATCTACTCTTACCTTCCCATGCGTCCATTACGAATCTATGCCAGTAATTGTTGCGTCCATTAGCTGTAGACTCAAAAAATACTAGGGTCTTAGATGACTGCGGGATTGTTGGCAACAGATCGAATCTAATTCGCTTAACGGATTCTAATCCTGCCTGTGCTTCCCATAGACCAACCTCTGTAAGATGGACAGTTGATAGCGTCTTACCCGTCCCGAGCCCGCCTTTTTGGTTAGCCTGAAAATAGGTTACTGAAGATTGTAATCCTCCGAATGAGAGGTGAGCATCTTTAACATCATACTCTACAGAAGGCTTTAGCCACCATGGGAGGTTATCAAATATAACCTTATCTCTAGAGTATAAAGTGTGTACCATCTCGTCGTCTACAGAAGCTGCTACTGCCGGAGTATCATCCCAGAATAAAACACGATGCATTGAAGCGCCACGCCCATATTGAGTAGCTCCAAGCTGGCGGGCTTTGTTCATAGCTATAAGGATTCCGTCAATGGGCATTCCTTCTAGCATTTCCTGGTAGATAAGTTCTTCTCGTTCAGCCATGAGATTGTGTAGCACTCGCTGAGATTCAAGAAGGTTCTTGATTGGCTCAACCCGCTGGTCACGACTATCCCCAGGCTTTACAATTAATGCATGACAATAGTTTTCAAAGAAATGTAGGTAGTCAAACTTATTAACTATACGCTCATTATTTATAAATTCCCACTCAGCGGTAGTAAGTGGGCGACTGAACGGGCCATTATCTCCATAGATAGGCCTACCCCACTTATCCTTTTCGGTAGGAAGCTTCTCTAGATCCTCTACTACGTTCCGAATGAAATCGAAATCATAGTGCATCAGCCGCATTCCCATAGCGTCTTGGAATGAGGCTAAATTCATATCTATAATAGAGCGAGCGTACATTACTTGGATTTATGTTCTGTAACTATCTGAGTGTATTCGTCTGTGGTATAGGATACCGGTTCAAACTCGGGAACGACTGGATCTTCTAGTGGAATATTATTAAACTTGCAAATAGCTCGCAAACACTTAGCAATATCTTCCAGTGGCGGTTTAATCTCAGACAAGTTCGCTTTCAATAATACTATTTTCATTGTCTACCTTTCTAGGAGTTAGAGTAATTAGTTTGCCTGCCTTCTTCATAGCTTCTTCAAAGCTGCTACCTAATGGATTCTGGAATACTTGATTAACCTGAGTACGAGCGTCTACTAGTACGCCAGGATTGTCGTCAATTATCTTAGTAGCTTTGGCTACCAATTGTCTAGCGTCTTTATCACCCTTCTGGACTAGTTCACCGAATCCGCGACAACCATCGCATACAACTGCATACTCACCCTTATCCTTGTCTGATTTGAATATAACTCGGTTACCCTGGCAAATAGGACATACCATTCTTCGGGTAAGAGCATCCTCCACTAAATCCTCTGCCAGTTCTGGCAGTCGCGAGATCATAGTAGACACCGCAAGATTACGACTCCGCTCATCCCGTAATTGGAGAGCCTCATTAAAGGTAATAGATGCAGCCTGCAAGAGTTTCTTTACGCCCCAAGTGTTGTAGGATTCATCATCCAATAGCTCTAGTAACTGGACAGCCTTGGGATTGGCAGAGGCCATTGCTAGTCCTCTTAGTCCCTTACGGCCCCCGATTTCACGAATATACTGTTTATATACAGGATCTTTCCGTTGGGGAATGCGCTCGGATTTATCGGATTTAATTATAGCGGAAGTTTGGATAAAGTCTTTGGCCACTAAGTAATTATACACTAAATTAAATATAATAAATACCCACATACTCTTACACCCGCTCGAACGTAGAGAGAGCGGACCATTAGCTACTATTTCCACAAATTAGCTATAGTCTTAGGTGGTAGTTCTATAAAAGCGGGCCGGATGTGGATGTGTGGAATGAAATAGGGGGTCTAGATTGTTATAAAGGATGTAAGACACGAGAGAGGAACTATAATAGCTTTCCTTTATTTTCCCCATAATAATTAATTAATTTTTTTTAAAAAAAAATAACTGTATGGAGCCTACCCCCCTCTGTGACCGATCCATACCGGCTACCCCTCGCACAATCCCGGCCCGCACACCACACTATCGCACTTCACAAACAACCTTTGTGCCGTAAAAAAGTATTTGCGGATTTGCGGATAATATTAGCTGCCTCTTGTGAGCGGGCAGTAATTTTAGGGGGAGGAAGTAAATAGTTCCATATCCCGATAATGGATGTCCGCACACGTGGAATGATAGAATGGTATAGAGTTATATACGGAATTAAATAGTTCGTGATTTCCATATATTCCATTCTTAATGAGTAGGCGAGTTGGCACATTCCTTGCTACCAGGCCCGACTTTCCTCACAATAACACTTTCGGCCTGTGGAAATCCTATGGAAATTTAGCCGAACGAGCGTTCTGTTTGTGGGAGAATTGCGTTTAGAATCAGTAGTTTAGCTCTTTGACGAAATTTTCATGTGCTTTTTCGAGTTGGCGGACCTAACTTGCTGGCATCTGGAACGCGGCAGTCAGGAAGCTCTAAGACAAGTTCTTAAGTTCCTAATTACTATGCGTGACTGGTAGGAGAGACTACCAAATTACCTTAGTGATTTTACCTGCTAGAAAACGTTTTCTAGCTATTATTAACAACTAACAATCAGGAGAATTTGTGATTATGTCTAACAAGAAATCCGCTACCGCCAATTCCGCCGCTCCCGAAGTTCCCGTTCAGCACGCGCCCGCTCAGCGTCAGGGCAAATGGGCCGATAAGTTTAGCTGCCCGATCAAGCTCGCCGAAGTTGAGCCCGAAACGCGGGAGGGTGATATGGTCAGGGTCGTGAGTGGCCAGACCGGCAAGGAATACGGGCCGTATCGTGTCATGCGGGTGCTCAATGCGGGCGAGAAGCAGTTGACCACGTTCGCGATGATTATCAAGGAGCCGCGTTCCCGCGAGCAGGTTGTAGGCATTAGAGTTACTCAGGCCGATGTTAATCTTAAGATGTTCACCATGCTCGACCAGTTGGCTAAGAAGTTCAACGTGGAATCTTAGCCCGATCTCACACACTTACGGGCATTCCAGGCCGCTCCTTAACGGGGGCGGCTTTTTTCGTTAGTAGGGAGGACTGTGTCATGGATGACGAGCTGCTAAGGGATCTGGAGGATCTCACAGACTGGATGGATTTCCAAGAAGCGGTCGCGGAGTTTGAGGCGAACCTAACATTGCTTGAAGCAGGTTGAGACAGCATGCAGGCTGTCAATAGAGGGATTAAATTAGCGAAAGAGCAGGAGTATCCCGGAACTGCTCGACCGCTCCTTAGAACACCACAAACAAGAGAAAAGGAGCCTGTTATGCCTTTGGGCTACGTAGTTTATCTTGATAATCAGGAGTTAATTGCTGCCTTCAGTCGGCAGTCTGATGCTCTAACGATTGCTAACAAGTACAAGGGAGCACGAGTGTTTAAGTGCAAACTTAATCCTGTTGAATTGGCCGATGAAACGGAAATTTATGTTAATCGAAAGGACACCAAACGATGAGAGCAACTTTAATTACTCCACCTCCGCAGCCCCCTCCGCCTCGTGAAGTGCAAGTAATTATGACAGAAGAGCAGGCTAAAGCGCTAATCCGATTTGCCCTCGATTGTGCCCCATTACGGGCAATTCATCCTACATTCCTTGAAGCCGCAACAATGAATGAGTTAGGGGAGATTATTCGTGACGTTCTCGCAAATGGAATTTCAGCATAGATCGCCTCGCTCGCCCTCCCCTGTCATCTTACCGCTCATCGTAGCATTCATCTTTGGCGTCGTGTTCTGCTGGAAGTTCTTTCCAGTGATTATTAACCATTAGCCTTCTACATAGGGGTAGCTATGAAAATTAATGTGACCTACTTTGGATCTGATGCAGAAGCTCAAGGGGCCTGGAGAACCTAAGCCATGAACAATTACGAACTTGTATTTAAGACCGACCCTTGGAGGGGCGATTCAATCGAGGATAACACAATTACTGCATGGATCGATGAGGCTCTGGCTACTCTTCGGGCCAACGTGCTCAACTCTTCGGATAATTGGTACTCCAACGTCATATATTCTGGCGATACCCTCGTCGTAGTCCAGGGAAGTATTAATTTTGTGGATAATCTACTAATAGCTGAAGTCATTAAGACCCGTATAGCTTCTGTCGGGCACTGGCGGGAGAAGTCGGTTCCGCAACCAGGTAGAACACACACTGACAGAGAGTTGTTTGATCTGTGGATGACAGAAGGAGAGTTTGATAACCAAATTAGCAATCTCTCCTACTATGATTTGCAGCGGTATGAACAGATTGACGAAGATTGTGAGCACTTATCCGAGGCCGGTCTGGAAGAATATCGAAAAACTCTGATGAAGAAAGATGGAGAGAATTAATCATGTATAGCCAAACTAAGAAGCAACGAGTTATTGACCTTTTTTCCAAATTCCTTGACATTATGGAATCCTCTGATCGTTCCTATGAGGGCGATCAGAAGGTTTTTGATAAACTAGTAGCAGCATGCAGTGATCTGGCAAATACTGAGGCTCTTGGTACCTTTTTGGCTGCAAGCAAAGCTATCGGGATCGCCGCTGTTGCTGTCCTAATCGCGCCTTAGAGGTACTATCATGCTAACACTTGCAGTCACGCCACTCTCACAGGTAATTGGAGTCGGAGCGCTAATCACGGCTGTGATATTGTGCCTTGGATTAGGTGGACTTAGCACGTTCGCAGCCGGGATCATGCACAGCATCACTAACAACGCTGACCATGAAGACACACTGGAGAAATACGATGAGTAGCCAACTTTTTTCGTCCGCTGGATTTAGAGTAGAGTGGGTAATATCTTCTAATCGCAGCAAAACTACTTTTATTCGAAACTATGAGAACCTGTATGCGTTCTGCGCGGACCAGGAAAGTATCGGCTCATGGTTTCCATCCACTAACTACAAAACCTCTTATCGGCTACTTTAGGGGGGGGGGCGTTCATGGAGTTTTTATACGCCCTTCGACTTCGACTGATTAAACGTGCACACAAAGCCAATGCTACCGATCTTACTAATGTTGTAGTAGTGGCAGACATTCTAGCTAAGATCACTACTGTTGGTATGTTGGGCACAATTACTATTAGCTCAGTAGGCTACTTGATTGTTGCATCCGTGCTAGAGGAAGGATAACTATTATTATGGCAACTAGTCTTTATCAAATTCAACACACTGTTTCACGCTCTGCGATTGTACACAGAACTGTTTCGGAGCCTGAAAACTCTTCAACTGATGATCCGTTTCGGGTAGATTACTCAAAAATTCCTATGCTGAATTGGCCCGTTAGTTTGTGGTGGAAAACGATGAAAGGAAGAATGACCATGAATAGTCACGCTGAGAAGGAATGTACTGAGTGTGTTCAATCGTCCGGTTATGTACGTGTTCCGGGCGGAGCAGGTGGTCAGTATGAGAAGTGCAAGTCCTGCAACGGAACAGGGCTCCAACAGCCCAAAAAGCGACGCCTAAAGGAGATTAAGTAATGCCATTATATATGTCTAATTGCTCCAATTACCATGCCTTGCCCCTTATAGGATTAACCTTTCGACGCTGGGAAGATAGTGAATACATGTATGAATTACCGGGGTATCACTTGACTATTAGTTGGAATAGGGTTAAATGGTACGGAGGTCAAACTAGCGGTGATGATAGCACATGGATTAAAACGGGAAAGGCTATGGTCTACCGTAACTCGATTACCTTTGAATTTAATTGGCCAAGAATTACATGGAGAGCATAATAAAGGCTTCCTGGCTCGCTTTCAGCTACTATAACAATCGAGCTCAGAAGCTTATTCCAACGGTCCGGTAAATTTCCGTTTGAAGGAGTCTGGAATGTTTTCAGCAGAGGACATTGTTTTTGGGACAAACATTGAGCTAGGCGGCGGTCGATTCGCGATCGTGACCATTGAGCCCGATGACACGATGAACGAGCCTTGGAGAGAAGAGGACGGACACGGAATAGTGTCTACTTGGACTAGACGACTGCCCTATGAAGGGGAAAGAATCCTAACTCAGGAAGGTAGTCTACGATTATATTACGACTATGAGGCAACTATGCTAAAGGCAGCCAGAGAACATTGGTGCTGTGACAAACATTCTCAGCATGTCTCAGATTTGACAAGCATGGAACACGCGGTAGATCAAGATTTTAAGCGACTTCAAGATTACTGTTTGAATGTTTGGGGTTACGTTGGAGTTATAGTTAGTATTTATGAGGGAACGAAAGAACTGGAAAAATCTTCCGTATGGGGAATCGAGAGTGATGATTACGATTACCTTGCATACGTTGCAGCTAATGAGTTAAATGAGCTAATTAACAAGCTTCCTAGCAATAATCGATTTGACCAATTCACTCCTGAAGAGCGTTGTGAGCTTTATGAGGGATTGTCACTTGCTTCCTCACTTAGCACGGAAATCATGAATAGTAAAGACTTCGCCACTCATTGGCATAATTGGCTAGGAGATAGTGATGCGCCATGATATTCATTGAATGGGTCATTGCCAGGAACAACAGTAAACAAATCATATATACCTCATACAACAGTTCACTAACTTTCTTTCAAGACCTATACAACTACGCTAGTGATTTTCCCACTAGTACGGGCTACAAAATCTCATACCGCATGGTAAACAACTTAACAACCTTACCGTAGTAGAGAAGGGATATTTTATGTCAGACGCAGCCGTCAAGGAAATTCTCCAACACATTGGCAGAATCGGATAAGCAAAAAGGATGAATTAATGACAGAAGATAAGATTAAAATGCCGTTTGATGATGAGTTTGCCCTTAACATTTTCTCTTCACAAAACCAGACAGTTTCAGATAGTTTGGTACTTCTAGGAATGGATACGGAAATGCTTTTCAAGCATCGTGATCCAAAATCTCATAGGCTCAAAACCATTTGGCCACATGAGGTAGGTTTCCCCCAGGAACGTGAGCCATATAATCCTAAAGTTAGCTTTCCCACTGAATTACACTCCTCGATTAGAAGCGATTTCCACGGTGATGGATACGCTATGGAGTTGTGCATCCCGCCTCACTATTGCCTAGATGTAATTATGAATAGACTAGGAGTGGCACTGTCTACCGCTAAATCACTAGTGGGTAGCTCTAAGCTTACTATTGAAATGCCTGCTGTGTATTCCATCCCTAAAAAAGATCAAGAAGCTGCCCCGGACGATGTTAAGCGGCTGGGCTGCTCTCCAAGTCTGAATATTTATGATGATTGTGGTGATCCGTCTTATCTATCGGAACGGATGCGGACAACTGGTGGTCACCTACACCTCACCCATCCATCGCTCAAGACTGATAAAGTAGCCTATGATTTGGTCCGTTGGGCAGACATTCTGGTAGGCTGTACCTGGGTACTGGTATCTCCCGATGAGCCTAAGATGGAGATTTTAAGGCGGAAAGCCTATGGCCGTGCGGGAGAGTTCAGATACCGAGAATATCCAGTTCCGACAATTACTGTGGGCGCAACTGCCCTAGAAAAAAGGGATTATCGCCACCATACACACGGAGTCGAGTATAGGGTACTTCCTGGCTCAGTCCTCAGCAATCCGGTATACGTTAGTCTTATGTTTAATCTATACCGTACAGCACTGTACTTTGCTATCAACTACGGAACTCCTCCCGAACAACTCTCTGATAAGGCGAGATTTGCCATTAATAACATGAATAATAGCACTGCTGAATGGGTTTTGAGTCATATACCATTTAACCACAAGTCAATTTCCTTTCTATCACATTTAACTTCAAATCCTGCTGAACCACTTACTCCTGAAGAATGGAAAGAGGCTGGAATTGACGGTAAAGGGTTTCGTAGGCATGCAGAGAGCATTCTTAGCGGTGTGTGTAAAGTGCCAGGATGTAACAATCCTAGCTGTGGAGGTATGTAGAAATATGCCCTGTAATGGTGATTATCTAGAAGCTACAAGAGACGAACGGCTGTTATCACAAGTTTTCCGGCTAATTGATGAAGTAAAAACAGGAATTCCAGTTAATTCCGAAAACTTTAAGAATGGCTATGATAATCGTGCCTATAACAAATACAGTAATGAAGCACTGGATAATGCAGTTGCTGAACTCTGCTCTCTGCTAAAAAAGTCTCCTATTAATATTGCTAGACGATCCCTAGAACTTCAAATGTGGTGGAGAGATCATGTTGCCGCTGATAAAGCTAGGAAAGAGAACTTAAAGAGCCACAAGGAATTTCTACGCAAAAAGAAGACAGCACTAGATAAGCTTACTGATGAAGAAAAGAAAATTCTAAAACTGAAGTTATAAGAGGAGCCTAAGTCTTGTCACGAGTTCACATATGGTGTCCCAGAGCATCAGAGAGCGCAATTAGACTTCGAGACTCCCTTAGAGCAAGGGGAGTGAGAGCATACAAAACCTCTACACGTCTTTCTAATACCTCTTTAAATAGATTTGCAAATAGGCTTAAAACTAATGACCTATGGGTTAATTGGGGGTCTTTTAAAGATCCGCATAATCTTGTCCTATTTCCAATTAGACTTAAAATTTTGAACCCCTATATTGTAGGTAGTAAAAAAGAAGAATTACTAACTTTAGCGAGTAAGGGTATCCCTGTTCCAGAAATGTATGATTATCCTGCCCCGGGGAGTATAGGACGTTCACTACATCATCAAGGGGGGCGAGATCTATTAACGGGCGGAGGAAGAGACTTCTATACACAAAAGCTTCCTCTTATTCGGGAAATGCGAATCCACGTATTCAAAGGCAAGTCTATTCATGCAGGCATCAAAGTTCCTCGCATACCAAATCCACACGAATGGATACGATCATACGAAAGCGGGTGGAAGATTGACTATTCGTTAGCTGTCAGAATTCGTCAGGATCGGCGAGAATTGGCGAAGTCAGCAGTGGCCGCGTTAGGGCTAGATTTCGGAGCGGTAGACCTCGGAATCGTGCCCGGGAATAACGCTTACGTGCTAGAGGTTAACACGGCTCCTGGGCTCGACCAAGGACCCTCCGTGGAAGTCTACACAGACCAGATTATGAGAGAACTACAATGAAAAGCGGTTGGGTTCCGCCTACTCCACTTCCACTAGACGTGCAAATTACTATGACAGCGAAAGAGGCTTCCCACCTGTCACAGGTTCTTAACTCGATATTGCATGCTAATTGGGTTAGCACTGAAGATTGTAGATTAGCAATACATTTGTCAACGGCTGACAGGAAAATTTTATGTTATCTTAATGAAACACTCAAAGAACTATACAATAGTTAAAAAGGATAGGTAAAAGGAGTGCTATGACGGAACATAACTATGTAAATAAATATATTAACCCACAAGCTCCATTTAGTTACATCGAACGCAGACGTTTTGTGTTAGGTGATCCTTATACTAGGTCTACGTATAAGTGGATTAATAAGTATTGGGGAGCTCTTCCGTCGAACATTCGTGGCGTATGCAGAGATTGTGGCAAGAAGTACCAGAAGGTTAAGTGCCGGATAATTACCAATAGTCCTAAGCCCGTGCCTTTTGCATGTAATTGTGGTGGAACTATCATTAAGTTCCCAAAATGGGCCATTCCCTGGAAACTAGTAGACGCCGCTTGGAAAGTTAAATCGTTTTCTTGTTTTAGCTGCAATCATAGGTTTATTAGTTTCAAGGTATTCGGGGCAATGTGCAACCATGTAAGCCACCGCATGACTATGTGCAGGTTTTGCTGTAACTCACGCAAGGAAGCTCCAGAGATTGGTAATGGTAAAACCTACCTTGAAACTCTTTATGGTCCTTCAGATATCAGAGAAATTATAGATTCTGTTAACCCGTACTATAACGAAGCGGAAGGACTCAGATTAAGCACTGCTGCAATGAAAAGGCGACAGAAATGAAACCTACTAGATGTTATATTTGCGGTAATGAGTTTAATAGTAATTACACACGTCGTTGCAGCAATAGCAATAACACTTGCTGTAAGCCAGCCCGTGGTGCTAACCCTGAGATAGCTAGTTGTGTGCGATGCTGTAAGAAACTTTATCCTAATCGTACTCTCGGAACATCTCCTAAGGATAAAGAACAAGAACATAAATATTGCTCTAGTTGTGGTAATACATTTCCAATAAAAGACTATATCTGCGGATGCTGTCCACAAGGTGGAAGTAATAGTACCCGGTGCAAAAATTGTTGTAAGACTTACTTCCACTCTTGTTGCTGGAAGCCCATCCAGTGGAGAGAAGCTGATAGGATTGGCGAAGTAAACTTTGCTTATCCGGAAGTAAAGACTTTTCCAGATCCATCATTTACGGACGCCACTTCATCTCTACTTATATCCAACGGTATGCAGAGAACTTGCCTAAGTCCGAAGGGATTTATCCACAATTCCTCAAAACGATTTGCAGCAGTGGAAATTGAGGTAAGCGAGTATGGTAATGCTAAAGAACTGAATGCAGCATTATCTAAATGGGGCTGTAGCGTGGTACATGACGGATCTATTGTAAGTAACACCAATAGATCATTTGAAATCAACACCACGCCCGCTTGCGGAGATGCGTTATATAATGAACTCAAGGATATCTGCGACGGGTTAATCGCTGCTGACGCCAAAGTCAATACTTCATGTGGCCTACATGTCCATATTGATTGTAGAGATTTAGGTTATCAAGAAATACAACGGTTTGTAGCTGTGTATAGCCGGCTAGAACCTGTTCTGTTTGGCTCAGTACACTCATCCAGGATCAATAGTGCGTTCTGTAGGCCGTGTGGCGAATATCTTAGCGAGGGTATTCTAAAAGGTATTAAGCCTGATACTAAGTCTCTTAAACCTGCCATTATCAAGAAAGTATACGGAGATGCAGCACTTGGAAACCCTAATGAATATTTACGTTCCAAGCGAGATCATTATGGGCGTATCCGTGGAAATCGCAATGAAGTCCGCTATTCGGCAGTAAATCTCCACACATACTTTCTTAGAGGCACTGTAGAATTTCGGCTCCATCATGGTGCGGTAGATTTCAACGAGATTTATGGATGGGTTAAGCTCCTACTAGAGCTATTCGATAGCATTAAATCTATTAGCTACTCAAAGCTACAGGATCTATTAAACAAATCCGAAGCGAAAGAAACACAGGGCAAAGAGAATATTACCTCCGGCTTATTTCTAATGGGTCAATTGGTATCTAAACAATCAATAGACTACTTTCGCAATAAGCTGGAATTATCAGATTACATTCGATCCAATGCATCCTTTGGAGATAAGATCCTTCCAGCTACTTTAATGAGTAACTATCGAAATAAAATTCAACCTCAAGCATTAATTACTGAAAATCTTTATTTGGAGACAATTTAAATGTGTGGAATTTTCGGGTTTCAGTGTACAGACGATAATAACCTTACCGAATACGAAGCAGGCATCCTAGGAGTAACCCTTGCTTCTGAAATGGAAGGCCGAGGTAAGGATTCCTTCGGAGTAGCATTATTTGATCCTACCGGAAAAATTGATGTAATTAAGGGGCTTGGCAAAATCTCTGAAAAGGGCAGTCATGTACTTAGGGAAATATCGGTATATCCTAAGATTCTCGGTCATACCAGGGCTGCCACAGTAGGAGAAGTTAGCATTCCTAATGCTCATCCGTTTGAGGTGGGAAATATTATCGGCGTGCACAATGGCTCAGTAGGTAACTATAAAGAAATGAATGAAAAGTATGGGAGAACGTTTGAAGTGGATTCTCAACACCTCTTTGCTCATATTAACGAGGATCTTCCACTACTGGAGCTATCCGGATATGGGGTAGTGTTCTACGCAAGTAAATCAAACGATTATAAGTCTATTAGGTTTTTTAAGACTAACGGCGGCAATATTTCGGTAGCCAATTTCTACCGTAGCAAGCCTAAAGCTGACGGAGAACGTCAGAATTTAGTTGTTTGGGCATCCGAATGGAGAGCGCTTGACAAAGCGGCTAACCTACTCGGTATGGATATGAGATCGCTCATTATCAATCCTGATACATGGTACAAAATTGAAAACGGGGAAGTGTTTGAGGAAAAAGAAGCTAGTAAGAATTTCCGTGGTATGTCTACGTGGTCTAGTTCTAGATCCTCTGGTAACACTCATGAATGGAACACTCTAGGACTTAGTGAAACAGAGAAAAGTTGGTTAGAGCGCCGCAGAACTGAACGTCAGAATGCAATCAAAGGAACTACTAGCAATGTAGTTCATGGAAATTTCTCTACCCCTTCTGCAGACGGAATCCATAAGCTCTCTAAAGCCCAAAAGAAAGCTCTTCGTCGTAAGAGTAAGCTAGTTCCAACTACAGCACACTTTGAAGCAATGGAAGCTGAATGGGAAAAGCTTACTAGTGATCCTGTTCCGGATAATCTGGTTCCGATTGAGCGGCTTCGGAGTGTCATGCTGCGAAATGCTGATTCCAACTCCGAAACTTTTGGAGAGGTAGAACTTACTACCATTTGCCCGAGGTGTAATGATCCGCTGAAGTATCACATTTGGGGCATGTGCTTGTTCAATAGCCTTGTTCAGTGCCAGGGAAAACAAGACGAAGCATGCAAGTTGTTAACAGTTAAAATGTGTCGAGACTGTGGCCACTTCCTTTCCACGGACATCCACACTAAGGGAGAACTTACTAGCAATATTTGGTGCAATCAGTGTAGTTGTTATTGCATTCCAGAGTCCGAACTCGTACTAGCTCTAGAAGGTAACAAAGCACATTCTGGTGAGGAATCTACATCGTTAGTGGTCCTCAATACTACTACCGCACAAGATCCTGATGAAGCTACACAGGCCGCAATTGGCTTTCTAACCGACAAAGAGAATCGCCTAGGGCCTCCAGAAGGAGATGAGCTTGAATGGCCCGTATATTCATAGACCCCAACGGACATTACTTTCAAGCTTACTCTTCGGATAGGCCTTTCGGGAAGTATGCGATCGTAGTAGATGAGGAAGCAGCCACAGTTTACGCAAAATATGCCCGTAGCGGTCCTAACTCAATTACCTATAACGAGATTAGGCCTATGAAACTATCCCCTAAATCAGCGCTAAATTTTGCAGACATTCTTAGGTGGAAGGAGTTGGTATGAGTGAAATAGGAAAAAGACTAGGGGAGAACGTAATAACCCAGACGGTGGAAGAGCTTAGCCAATTGCCTAAAGAAGCATTAGCCGATCTAATAGAGAAAGCCTTAGCGGAGATTAAAAGAGAATTAGCCAGGACTGAAGCGGGGCTTAGGGATGGCTCTATGCATCCTATGCATGCGGCGAACATTCTTAAGAGTGTAATAGAATTTATGTCAGAGTGAATCTTAGTCTGCCCTTGTAGCTCAATAGGATAGAGTAAGAGATTTCTAATCTCTCGGTTAGAGGCTCGACTCCTCTCAAGGGCACCAATTATTAACCAACTAACTTTAGAGGACATACGAAAATGAATCTGTCATGGTCAAAAGTTTCTTGCGGAGTGGGAGAACTTGTAGGGATTTATACCTTTAATCTTGAGAAGGCATTGTATGAAGCCTGCAAAAATCCACTGGACAGGTACGGGACCAAATCTGTGCTGGGAGGCATAATCCTTTACTCTGATAAAGAAGGTTCTCAACACACTAATGCTCTTACCCAGTATATTACCAGCAATAATCTTGGAGAGGTAACTACCCTCCCTTCTGTAGTTAATCCAGTTTATAAAAACGTAGATGGGCATAAAATTACCCTCTGTGCGTGGACAGTCGATCACAGGGAGCTTAATAAGTGGATGGCTACAATGGAAGAAAAGTACAATCAACCAGCGAAAGTAGATCCTATTATTCCTACACCAGAGTTTAATAAAGTGGCAGGATATATGAAGGTAAGTAATAATAATAGAGGGAATGCCCCATTCTAGGGCTTATACAAAATTATGTGAGAGCGTGTTTGTGCAGGCGGGGAGGAAGGTCCTCAAGCCGACTTATAATCGGTCGCGCCAGATCAGCGCCTAGAAGCCGGTCCGAGTCCGGACGCCTGCACCAAAATCTTCTGGTGAACCCTCTAGTACTTGGAGGACTAATAAATGAGCGCAATGCTAAGCTTTTCCATTCTATGGTATAGTGCGGATTCTGCTGTGTGGGGGCTTCACAATCTAGGGAAGGGTAGATACAGTTTGGATATGGGCAGATTGTCTCTTAGAGTTGAATACATTGAATTCGATAAGTGATAAATATTATTATGAGTAACCTATGCAATCATTGTCTTGAACTAGAAAAATTTGAACCTAATATTCATTCAATCCCGCAAGGGGGGGGGGGGGCTGACATTATGCCGATATTTTCCATAGCAATTGGTCCTTTTCAATTTAGTATACGAATATATAAGCGTCGTTATGATTTTTCTTCGATTTTCGCTTTTAGGTATTTAGGGCCTAATAGACTAGCCATAGATGTTTGTAGAGTTTCGCTTATTTTTGAAAAGTATTATTGGAAAGGTTTAAACAATATTTAGCTGACTAGAGCCAGTAAAAAGCCTCCCTCATTTCTGCACGCATCTTATAACAAACTATTTAACTAATTAATTTCTGCGGCCCGCTATTACTGAAAATGGACAGACGGAGAAAGGTAAGCAATTTTATGGAGTTGATCAGAAGTGACTTGTATGAGCTTAAGACGAATGACATTAAAAAAGCTCTTATCGATATTATTAACCTTGAGTGCACAGATTGGTACAGGAGCGGAAGTGGAATTAGTTTCAAGCTTATTACCCCATTTATTGTATTTTCAGATGCCATTGCTAATCGAAATGGGGCTAAATTAGCTAAATTTATTGAGAATAACAAACTTGGTAAAGTAATTAAGTCCTCTGTTAAGGCTAATCCTAACACAGGACATAAAATTCGAGTATTGGTGTGGGAAGTTGATAGATTAGCCACTTTAAAGTGGGTAAATGCAGGATAACTTTAGATGCTGATCGAACAATACTCATATTTCTTGTAGTACAGTACAATTATATGGGCTGGACACTTTCAATTGTGAAAAAGATTTCTTTAATTCATTATATAATACCAATAGAGATACCGATTATTCACTAGACGATCCTGACTTTCCTGATTTTAAATTTATCCTATTCTCTGATTGCTACCCATATGTTAATGCAGGTAAAGTGCTAAAGTTAATTATGGATAATCAGCTAGGCACAGTAACGGCTATCGGCCCCGAGACCAATCCCAATACAGATCACGAGGTTGTACTATGGGTATGGATTGTTGACAGAGTGGCATTTAAAGCTTGGGTCTAGAAAATTTCTGATAAATTAGGACTATTTAAATGTTCATAGATTCTACACAAATTTCATGCGGAATTCACCAGCTTCATGCGCTTTATAACCATAATAATCTCGATCAAAGCTTATTTGAGGCCTTTGAAGATAGTGGACTTCTTCAAGAGGATCTTTTCCCAGGGTTTAGTTACATTCTCTTTTCCGATACTGTGGCCAATGGTAATGGGACTAGGTTGGCCAAATTTATAGTAAGAAGAAAACTTGGAACTGTTACCTCAGACAAGCCAGTAGTTAACCCAAATTCGAGTAACAAGATTAAGCTTTGGGTTTGGAAGGTTAACCGAAAAGCTCTTCGTGATTGGGCATTAAAAATGGATAAGCTCGTAAATCCTGAAGAATATGAATTTGAGGATGGATCAAGATTGGAGCTACTTTGGATGCCGCTCGACAGTTAACCACTAAAGATCACACATGGTATACTCTTGCTCTCAAACTAGCCTCAGAATCCGAATGTAAATCTCGCCATGGCTGCGTAATAGTCAAGTCAGGCAAGCCTGTATCAGTTGCAGTTAACCGCCTAGTTAGCCACCCGCTCGGAGAGCAGTTCAACAAGCGTAGCATCCATGCCGAACAACGAGCGCTTATCAAGTCGAACACACCTCTTCATGGAGCTACTCTCTACTCTGCACGAGATCACGCTAACCACTCCTCAGAGCCATGTGAGATGTGTCGAGAGTTGATTCAAGACTCAGGAATCAAGTATGTGGTATACTGGCATTCGATGGAAGGGCTAGTTAAGATTCGGGTTCGGTAACTTCATGAACAGTATCCTTACTATGCCATTTAGTAGGTTTAAACTCTCCCTCCCGCATAGGATCTGAAGGGATAATGATATCCGGCGGAGGGCTCTTCGGGCCGGGAGCCATCTCATAGAAGTGAAAACCCCATGCGTACGGCTTATCACAGCGATCGTTCTTGCATTCAACATAGAAATTGGACTGATTTAATTGGCTCTTAGTAATATATCCACAATTTGGACATGACCAACGCATAATACCTCTAAATTGTGCCCGTAATTTAAACCGTTGTTTACTAGGATATTTATATGAAAAGTCCATCTCATAATGATAACGTAGATTGTGTGCCAGTTCTAGAACAGATTTCCTGGTATGAATCAGGCAATGTTACTGATGTAATCCTCCATAATGGAACGTCCCTATCAGGCTCACATAGCATTTCATCTCCTCAGGAAGATGACTATGACGGGACCAACGAAGATTTTGATGATTTAATCTATTTGGCATATGAAATGAGAGATAAGCGAAAATATTATCCATTTCGTAGGCCATATAATAGTGCAGAATTTGGAGAATAATTTATTTAATGAAACAATACAATGACGATCCTGCCCCTATTAACATACTATTAGTGACTATACTTATTTGTATAATACTACTACTGATTACAAGTGCGGTCCATGCTCAAACACTAGACCCGAATCCAGATCTAGTGCGCTGTCCAACAATTAATCCTCAATATCTAGCCCAACTCCACAAGGCCAATAGCTGGTATGATGATATCCGCCAAAAATACGGATCAGCTATTGGGGCCCATTATAAGTGGTTAGAATGTAATGCAGCCGCAGTGGATAGTTGGCAAATTCACGGTTCAAACATAATTCCTCAAGATTATTTTGCACAATTGGGGTATGATTCTCCTCTCGGGGTTATTCATGACCATACAGTAACAAAGCCCATGAGATTAAAATGCGTCAAGATAGATATCTCCATCGATTGTAGTGCTGCGGAAGCGTGGAGTGGCAGAGGAACCTTTGGAGGAGTTGCTGGAGAGGATGGCAAAATCCATGGACAAGTCCTCTTTAACGCTCTGTTCTATGATGGCATGATTGATGATTCCAATTGTAAAGAGGATTGTACGGTATCCTTTGATCGCCCAGGAGAGCTAAGAAATACCCATGAGTATCCGTTTTATGTAGTGGGGGTAGATCAGCAGCCGTTTTACACTTGGTGGACGGGACAATCCTGTGGGCAGCAGTGTAGTCCAGCACGGCCATAAAGATGTTGGATAACTTATATAAAATCAATTATAAATGTAGCAATTGCTCCAGGAACTTTGTCATGTGGCTACGGAATGGAACTGTGCCATCAGTGGTATATTGTCCGTTTTGCATGGAAGCGCTAAATTATGACCAAAAGAGAGATTGAGAGAATTAGATGGCAAATAGAAGTGTCTAGTAAAGATCATACATTTCATAAGGCGATCGTTGAACTACTAAATCGTTTCGAAGATAGTGATACTATCAGTGTAAGTAGGCTTTTGGAAATTCACAAAAATATTTACGGATACACTATAGACTGATGGGATTCCTACACCTTGTAATAAATCAATTTCCAGTAAATGAATTACTTCTGTCCCGGCTTCGAGATATGGGAGTAAGTGGATATCGTGCTGGAGGAGATGCGGCTGCAAACTTTCTTACCGATGAACCAGGAATATATAACTTTTCTCAAATAGACGAGGCCATTGAAACTACCGTCCAATACGGGGATGTATTTGCTAATATAGGCGCTATTCCTCCAGAAGCAGTTGGTGGAGTAAAAGCTTATGGGGGTGGTCTTGTAGATGAGCCTAGAGGTGGATGCTTACGTTTTGTCCGGCCCGATGGAGGAGTAGGGGTAGATAATCTAGTGTATGCTCATGACCTTGATTATTGTGAAAATCCGCCCTTAAACATAGATCGTCAAGTCATATTTAATCAAGGGGCAGCCTTTGCTGGGCGTCCATGGGCTACAAAGGTTTCCTGGGTGGGCATTGGCAATGAACGGGACGATCCCAATTACCCTACTAAACATTTAATAGATAGGGATTGGCAAGGGGATTGGCAGCCTGCCGCTCAGCATACATTATTATTTGTAGATCGTCCTTTTATTGATGGTTGGAAATCGGTATTACCAAAAACTATTATAATGGGGCCTGAGTGTGCAACTGCGGGCTATCTCGCTTCAATGTACAAAGCCCAAACTGTGAACCTACTAGCTAATAGTTCATTACTAGAGACTAGCGCCAGTGCTAGGCTTATACATGATGCTTGGACACCCGGATACGTTTACGATGTGCTATCCGGACATTTGTATCAGAACGAAGGAATGCCTTTTCTAGCGGGCTCGCTAGGCCGGCTCTACGGATGGGGAGGATACATTCCATACCTCAAGAGTGTTGGGTGGAAGGGTGAGATTCCGTTCACGTGTGGTGAATGCGGCCCGTCCGATTCTAGCCCACAGGATATTGCACTAATCCCGGAATTTATTGAATCCTTATGGGCTATGCATACTGTAGAATTTGTGACCCTATATTCTCCACACCACTTTTTCGGAGATGGTACAATTGCAGGGCTTAAGGCACAACTTGTGGCCAATAAATGTGAGCCTAATGAACTATACGGACGTGTACAAAAGGTTATGTCACGGATCGAAAGCAAACATAGAGCGGTAGGAAAATGAAGCTTACCAGGTGTAAGTGCAATTTTCACCCTGTGTGCTGTTGTTATGTACTTACTTATTCAAGCATATGCGATAGATGCCTAGAAGGTATCCATTTACTTAGTGATTGGAGTAGGGTGCTCATGTATGACCCCTTATAAAATGAAGTGGCGGGAAAATGAGTGACAAAAGTAATGTGCTCGCACGTCAAATAGTAGGACATTTAGGCATGCGCTGGCTTAGTGAACGCAGAGCCTATAGGTCTTTTTGTGGCCAATTCGGGCAATATCATGGTATAACTGAAAGGCAATATTCACGAATATTTACTGCGTGGAACGCTTTTGAGTCATGCAGGCGAATTTTATACGGACATGAATTATGACCGAGCTAGATATAGATGTTAAGCACTGCCCATTCCAATCAGGCGAGAAAATAAAATATAAAGAATACTCAGGTATAGTAAGTAAATGTTACTTAACTAGCTCCAAAATTATGCGTCCTCATTGGACTGTAATAGCTGAAATGTATAGGCCCTTTTGGGCAACCTATTGGGAATTTATGCCTAGCGAGCTAGAGAAGATAGAATAATTATGATTGACATTATGACGTTGTTTGCGCTAATTTTAGTAATTCTTTATTGTATACATAGAGGTATAGTTCCTGCCATTTTCTTAGGTATTGTCTGTTTCTTAATAATATTTGGCTTATCAATTACTACTGGATTAATGGATTCTGAGGCTTATATTGCAAAAGAACATGAGCATGAGGTTAAATCTAGAATAAATGTTTATTTTGCGCTGAAAGAATCAGCAAAATGTTTGGAATATGACCGGATGTATATACCAATAGCTAAGGCTCAATTACAAAAACTAGACGCTAGTATAAGCAGTCCGTATAGTAATAATGAATAATTACCCACCTCCATACCTATATGGGGCTCCACTTCGATTTACAGAATGGCGTAGTGGACAGTTTGAGGCTGTACAGGCATCATTAGCTTCTAAGAAGCGAATCGTAGTGCACGATGCTCCTCCCGGCTTTGGTAAAACAATGCTAGTAATGGGAGAGATGCTTATATCCAACCGTCGTATGCTTATAGATACTAGTTCCAAATTTTTACAGGAGCAATATAATCATGAGTGGTCGGAAGAAACGGGCCTCTTCGACATCAAAGGGCGCAGTAACTACTCTTGTGAGTGGGAGCATATCTCACTTGAAGAGCGACTCAAGTTTACCCGCGAATTACAAGCCTGGGGAAATCCTGGGGAGGGAATTTCGAGGGAGAATAGTAGCTCAGGACCTACCATTTCAGTGGGTAGTAAATCCACCGGACGATTTCATGAACTTTCCGGTGATAGATCCAGCAATTCCTCCAGAGCCACTACAGCCCCAAGAGAATCCTGTAAATGTAGCAGAAATTCAAGCAATCCTACAACAGCAAATGGATGCACGAGTAATGGACATTATGTTCGAGCAGCAGATAAGAGAAAATCAGAGAGCAAATCAGATAGGAATGAACGATGCGTTGCGCATGCGCCGTGTCAGATAGGAATAATAACTAAGCGAGAGTGTGAACTATATACTGAGGGTGGATGTCAGTATTACGACCGCATTAAAGCTTCAAAATGGAAACAACGGGTCATAACTAATTACTCGTTAAATATATCCTCTAATCTACACTCAGAAGGCCTAGGGCAATTCTCTACTGTGGTATGGGACGAAGGACATTCTGTTCCACAGGCCCTAAGTGACGCGGTGAAGTTTGAGCTATCCGAATATGAAATGAAAGTCTTACTGAGATTGCCTAAGTATAGAACTATGACAATCTCGGAATGGGCTGTAAAGGCCACTACTCTTCGTGGATGGATGGCTAACCGCATCGAAACTGCTACCCGAATGGGGGACGCACAGGCGCTAATAGGGCTAAAACGGCTCAAGCTCAAGTTAGACATAATGAGTTTATGGGTTAATGATAATTGGGTAATAGAGGATACTCCCAAAGGCGGTAAAGAATTTACCCCAATATATCCTTCTGATTTTCGAGAACTTCTCATAAATGGTGCTAATAAAATCCTAATAGTATCAGCTACCATTCGCCCCAAGATTCTCGAACAAATCGGGCTAGACATATCTGACGTAGATTACTTTGAATACGATTGCCCCTTTCCAACTTGGCGTAGGCCTATCTATGTAATGCCTACCACCAAAATGAACTATGAGAGTTCGGAAGAGGATATTCGACGTATCGTCCAGCGAACGGACCAGATCATAGCTAGGCGTTTGGATCGGAAGGGAATTATTCCCACTGTTTCGTATCGGCTACAGGAAATTTTCCTGAAGTATTCAATGTTTAAAGACCTCATGATTGCTCCAAAATCGGCTCAGGAGCTTCCGGCGGCATTATCAGAGCTTAAACGTAGAACTGGCCCGTGTGTGTTGGTCGGGCCAAATTTCTCAACTGGTGTAGATCTACCACACGATTATTGCCGATATGTGATTGTCCCCAAGCTTCCATACTCTAATTCACAAAACGCCGTATTTCGGGCGCGGTGTGAGGCTGACAAAGACTACGGAACATTTATGATGGTACAAGAATTAGTGCAATCATTATGGAGGGGAATGCGAAGTGAGCTAGACTGGTGTGAGGGATTTATTCTTGATTCCAACATAGAAAATGTCCTAGAGTATAATCGGAAAATGTTTCAGAGATGGTTTTTATCGGCAATTAAATACACTGATGCAGTACCAGATGCGATGATTATATAAAGGCTTATAGAATGTTAACTATAAATTGTAAGGACACTGATGGGAAACTAATTGCTTATGATTGGCACGTAGGATCCGAATTCCCTAAAGATATCTTTTCTGGCCTACATAGGGTTGTAAATATTCAAGCAGACGGCTATGAGCTAGATTATATTGTTTATAGTTTGTGGCCAGGAACATTCTTTATGCTCAGAAACTCTACATAGTATTAACAGTTTTCTATGGATTGCCAATCCTCTGCTCTTCCACGAGACTATCAACCCGGAGAACGTCTTGTAGTTCGACTTAAATTATTGCCATGGTTGGATTGCATATTGTTCCATTATTGGGCTGGAAGAGATAGCTCGTATCCATACAGACTTTGCTATAATTGTGGAGAATGGAGGTATAAGGAAAAACTAAAGAACTTGCATGAAGATTGGACTGGATAACATTTCAACCTTGACTTTTGATGCTTCAGTTTTGTACGATGTATGGCAAGCAACAGGTAGTAGTATCCAGAATAACAAACAACGAAAGGGTTACTGATTGACTAATACCACATATGATGGAGAGCTTACCGGAGTTGGACTTGATGATCTTAAAGACAATGGGCTGTTCCTAGAGGGGGCCATTGTTACTATCAAGGACGGTCAGTTTTTCAAACTAGAGCAGAAGTACCACGATGATAAGAAGAATGAGGATGTAGTTAAGAACGTAATCGCTGCTCGCATTATGGGCATTACTGCTAAGAACCATAAGGATATCCGCGTAGGGGAGCTTTCCACAGGTATTGCTTGGGATAGTGATGCAGTAACGGTTACCTCTGATGGTAAGGCGTTAGTCGCTAAGCGGGCACTGACTATTGATGAAAAGAAGAAGCTTATTGGCAAAAATGCACCATGGGCCTTCTTTCTTCGTTCCGCTAACCGTGCTGGTGTGTCGGATAACGACATCAGTATTTTCCGTGCAGATTGCCTCAATGGTATGACATTCCAGTTTACCAACGATAAGCCATCTAAGAGTTCTAAGCGCACTTATACTGTCCCTCTCCAGCTACAGGGCGGAGGTACTTCCTTTAGTCCGGCAGCCGAGGCTCCGGCAAGCGCTCCATCACCGGCGTCTAATGCTCCTAGTCCGGAAACGGTAGCTAAGGTTACACAGGCGCTTACTTCAGTTGTCCAGGCGCATGGTACAGTGTCCCATATGGAACTTTTCCAGAAGGGCTACCTGAATGAGCATTTCGGCAATATCCAGGCGGATGCGTCCGACCGTAATGTGATCAGTAATGTGATCTACACCCAGAAGGCTTCACTTCCTGCCCTACTTGCCGGTAGTGCGGTTACTTTCGACGGAAGCAACTTTAAGGCGGTCTAAAGCATGTCGGGCACAATTACAATCTATGAGTGCCAAGAATGTGGGGCAGAAGACCAGGATAATGGTTGGAATCCTCCGGCTCCACTAGACCTTAACTGTTGGAAGTGTAAGGGAACTAGAGGATGTATGATCCCGGCTAGAAAGATTGAACGTGAAATGCCGGTAGTGGGATAGAGCTAGACTCACTAGCTCTAAAGAGGATGACATGCTGAAACTCCTCGACGTTGTGATCCCGAGACGTGCACGGTACTGGTGGAATATTGATAGTATCTGGCCTCCTCGTCCCTCCTATCAAGTATTCCGTGGTTATCGGGGTATTTTACTTTTGGAACAGAATGTATGGAAATATCAAGTTCAATTGCTGGAGCCATGATAGGAAATGGATGGCGTAGGATAGAGAATAAGCCCTTTACGTGTCAATGTTGTGGGCAACTAGTAATCCTAGGATGGGCCGGCGGACATAAGCAAATGTGTGATACATGTCTAGGGCATTGGCGCACTGACTATTTTTGTGATGCAAAAACTTATGCGAAATCTCTGAATGACAGAACTTATCTTACAGCAGAAGATTAACTAGCTACAAATGTCAGGCCACCTCAAAACACGATTCGATGCTGAGCTAGATAGATTCGTTAGTGTTCCTAATGAGTACATGTTTCGTGTACGCCATAGTAGGAAGCAACGATTGCTATTAAACGCACTCAAATCTCAACACGATACTCTTACCGATCCGGCGGAAATTAAGTCATCGGAGGACATGATAGTTTACCTAGATAAATTGCTGTCTTCGAGAGTGTATGCCAGTCCTAATTGATGTTCCGTTTGATTACAATACTTTGTCCCTCTCCCCCGAGAAGGACAGTATTAGATCAGCGGGATTACATCTAACCGACATAACTAAGCATCGCTTGCTCTCGTATGGTATCAATCGAGCGGGAAAAGCTAACTATGATTCCCCCCAGAAAAAGATGATTTTTGAGCAGGGCTTTCTGTGGGAACGGATCATAGCCTATATCCTCAATCAATATCAGGTAGATCTATCCGGAGGTGAACTAGTTCGCCCCGGTGAGGATGAGATTGACGGAATATTCCTAACTCCAGACGCTATTAACATCATTCACTGGCGACTAGAGGAGTGGAAATCTACCTACATTCGTGAGAAGAACATGATTAAACTGTTTGCGGATGGTTCCTCTGTGGTGGATATTGAAACTCACAAACCTGAGTGGTTATGGCAAGCTATGGCTTACTGTAAGCTATATGGGATGACAGAGGCTTTCTTCCGAATATGGTTTTGGGGGGATATGCCCGCAAAGGTTAGGCAAGTGTTGGTACAATTTACTCCGGCAGAAGTAGAGAAAAATTGGAGTATGATTATTCAGCACAGAAAATATATGCAAAAATTAGGTGTAATAAGGGGGGTAACATTATATTAAATGGTAAAGGGACCCTTCCAGACATTACAATGGATTCAGTAGATAGTAATTCGTTCATTATCTGGCGAGGAGCCCATGGGTGGAAGGTAACATATCCTGCCAGTGAGTTAGCTATCAAGGCTTATCACTGGTTTTCACATGTGATTAACTATTATGCACTAGAAGCAGGTAATACGTTTGAGGTATACGGAACTCCTATTGCAAACTATGACCAGCTAATAGGCCGATTCCTTAGTACGGTAAGCACTGCCGGGCTAGTCACTAGCAAGGTTTCTAGGGTAGGGATGGAGGGGTAATGGTAGTAGAAGAAAATCTACGTAAAGAAGTCCTGAATCTAGGAACTGCACTAAAGGATAAGTGCCGAGAGAGCAGGGTTAACTGTGCGATATTTCTGGAGTTCCCAGAAGAATCCTCAGAGGTATCTGGCACTGAAATTGTGCGAATGACCATTCATAACATCTACTCTTTAGATGGAGCTATTTCTCCTGTACTAGGCTCAATCATGGACACCTATAATGAGGCTCTTACAGAATCAGAGGATCTTAAAATTTCAAATACCTCCGCAGTCCCTTTATTTACCAATCGTGGACTCAAGGATAATTGATGGCAGACTATAACGTAATTTGTGCCTCATGTAGCCATGGCCCGCATACTCTAAAGCCATGCATGGTTAGTAAGTGTGAATGCAAGGTGTTCGTTCGCATCGATACCGCACTGGTACGATTGCTAGATATGCTAGTGAGCGTTTCTGGCCAAATTTCAGACCAGCTAACTTTCCTTACTACTATGCTGGCTAACGTTCACAAAGAAGAAGCTGAACTAGCATACAAGATGTTATCCGGCCCTAGAACTCCACCGCCAGAGGCTGAAGAGGAGCAGTCTACAGAAGAAAATGAACAATCCAACACTGATAACTCCGCCCCCGATAATGTCCGACCCTTCGATCCTGTTAGAGCAGTTTAATCCACTTAAAAACCTTCAGCCAATTAAGCAATCAATCATAGTATCGGTTGAAGGGCTTGAGAAGAGTGGCAAAGATACATTTATGGGGTCTGCGCCAGAACCATTAATTGTATTCAACAACGATTATGCGGGACTTAGACGTGCGCGGTTAGACGAGCGTTTTAAGGGCAAGGACATCCGAGTGGTATTCATTCCTGAAATAGACATGAATGCCCATCCCGATAACATCAAGGATCAAGCTAAGCGGGCAGTAGATCTATTTCGAAAACAATATGATCTAGCACTTAGCGCTGGTCGGTCGATCGGTATTGATAACGCTAGTGATTTGTGGCTACTGTTTAGACTAGCAGAGTTTGGGCGCAATAAGATCGAAAGCAAAACGTTCGGATCAGAGTATGATGGAATTAACGCTGATTTTAGTGGTATAGTCAAGCAAGCTGCTCGCTATCCGGTAAATCTAATCCTACTTCATCAAGTTAACTCACAGCGTGATGAGCGCGGAAAGCTTGTCCCAGGGAGCTACAGTCGAAAAGGCTTCCGGCACATGGGGCCTCTGGTGGATGAAATCATCTCCCTATACCGGGACGATGATAGCAATAAGTTCATGCTACGGGTATTGGACAGTGGCTTTAATGCTATGTTGAAAGGTTCCGAGTGGGAATGGCAGCCTGATATTGCGTTTATTGATTATGCGTTGAAAGTATTTCCCAATTCTACCCCGGATCAATGGCTATAGGCACACAGGAGCTATATTCTGATTATCGTAGACTCCAGAGCAGGCTCCAAGGATTTAATCGATCATCTTCCTGAGCATACGGCTACATTGGGAGTCTTAGAGTCATGTGATGCATCCTTTCTAGGAAACTTTGCTGAAGGTCAGTTCCCGATTGGGGTAGAAGTTAAGCGCCTCAGTACCGGAGATCTATGGGACAGCATCGCTTCCGGCAGGCTCATAGCGGGCCAACTACCCAAGGCGGCCGAACACTATAAGCGAGCCTACTTGATCGTGGAGGGTTACTGGCGCGCCGGCACGAATGGCGAGATAGAAATCCCCGAGTGGACTAACTTTGACGCCAGAAAACATTCGATCGGGTGGGAAGAAACTAAACGCAATCTACGTTATAGGATGCTCGATAACTGGCTCAACTCGCTTTCCGAGCTAAGCCATGTAGTAGTAAAACGGTCCTGTGATATAACCGAAACGGCTCAACAGATTCTCGATCTTTATATGTGGTGGAGTAAATCTTATGAACTCCATAAATCCCTACAAGCATTCGATGAATCTCGCGTACCAGTTTCGTTATTCACTCCGTCGCTAGTTCGTAGAGTAGCAAAGGAATTAGGGGGATTAGGTTGGATCAGATCAGAGGCAGCGGACAAGCATTTCACGACAGTGGAACAAATGGTATTAGCCTCTCCGGAACAGTGGATGGAAGTGGAGGGGGTAGGGAAGAAACTTTCGACCCAGATTTTCAAGGAACTGAGGGGACAGAAATGAGTGAGGTGGTGGTGCCAGAGTTCGTAGACGAATTCGACGATGTATGCGTAATCTGCGTATGTAAAGATGGACAGCACTATCCTACATGGGGCGAATGTGAGCAGTGTGATTGTCTAGAATATGTCCCAATGTGGGCTCTAGATGACGACGAGGTTGTGATTGCCCTGGATAGTGAAGATTACGAGTTTGAGGATGAGGAAGACGAGCCAGAAGGCCTTGAGGATGGAGAGTCTTCCTCCCCAAAATTCTCGGCTCCGAGGGGAAGTAGCTATTCCTCGTCGGAGCTATTTGTTGGTAATGTGAGCAAACAGTGTGCAGGACCATGCCATAGGATCAAGCTTATGCGTTCTTTTGGTAGTGATCCGGTAACCGCCTCTATGAATGACCTATGCCTAACGTGTCGTACTACAGGGGGTGAAGTAGAACTCCTGTTTACTACGGGCGAAATCATGTTGGTGGACGGAGAGGACTTCGAGTCATATTCTGAAGATGACTACGAAGCCGATCTTGCAGAGCGTTGGCAAGAGGATTATGACGTGGCATTGCGAGAAATGGTAGATGGATAAAGTGGGGCCGGAATATTGTATATGTGAGTTAAGGAAAGATGCCGAGCCTAGACTACACTTAGGTATAAAAGTAGCCACATTCGCTTGTCCTGGCTGTAAAATGACTTTCAATGTTACGCTCCCGGCTTATGTATCTGATGCCCACTTTACCGGCACTAGGCATAGCTGCGGAAATAAAGAACTGTGCCAGCAACTGTCTGTGGTAAGAATTCCGTGTAGGGAAAAATAATATGGAGCCAAGGATAACTATTATTGAGGATCATTTAAGAGAAAAGAATTGTCCTTGGTGCCATGGGGATGGAATAGTGTCTGTTCCATGCAAAGAATGCAATACCAATACCAACGCTGTTATGGGCTTCAGACCTCACTGTGCATGTACCACCTGTATTAAAGAGAAAGCTGCTTTGCAGCTGTCAAAGGTGGACAAATTTCTAGACAAATCTATATTTAATGATAGGTAATAAGGTAATAGGATATGGGCCTACTCCGGCGCTAATTGCTATTGTTGGAGAAGGGCCTGGAGCTAGCGAAGCCGATCAAGGATTACCCTTCGTTGGAGCTTCAGGTTATGAACTTAACAATTACCTTATCCGCTGTGCGGGTATTTATAGAAACGAAGTCTTCATCACCAACATTGTCAAATGGCGCACAGATGAAGATGACCGCAATCCAACCGATCAAGAGATAGAGCGCGACCGCCCAGAACTCTATGAGGAGCTTTATAGAGCTTCCCCATACATAATTGTAGCTGTTGGTAAAATTGCCGCTCAGTTTTTTCTTGGTAAATCTGTGAAGATGGAATATATTCATGGATTACCTTTTGACCCAATAGATCCAGTAGCTAAGGAATTAGGCTGTAAAATACTACCAGTGTACCATCCAGCGGCCGGTATCCGTCAGCCAGATCGTTACGGAAAGCTTGTATGGGATGATTTCAGGTCATTAGGCAAGCTCCTACGCGGCGAAATAGAGTCCACTGTACCTCCCGACAAATATCCTACCCCATTATACACTAAAGAATCCCCACAAACCCTACTTACCCTAGACCCTACCCTCCCGATAGCACTAGATACTGAGGGATGGGTAGATGATCCCTACAGCATACAAGTAACTCAGCAAGTGGGTAAAGCTTCAGTAATTACTGAGCCTACCACCTATTCATCAGTATTTGATGGGAAAATGATCGTGGGGCACAATATGCTTCACGATCTACCCATCATTAGAGCGCTAGGAATATCTACCTACAAAGCCGATATACATGATACTATGATCGGCTCCTACCTATTGGGGCTAACTCCTAAAGCTCTAAAGCCTTTATCATACCGTCTCAATCAAATGGAAATGGGCAGCTACCCGGCCCTTATCCACTCTGCGGAGGTTAGCAAAGTTAATCAATACCTTACTACGGCGTGGATTCAGAAAGTCTGTAGAATATGTGAGGGTAAAGGTAACCTTCCAGGCCTAGCAAAGCGTAAAGGTAAATTAGCTGATGATAAATGCTCTTCGTGTAGTGGCACTGGCAAGATCGGGAAGCGTGGCAAAAAGGGCCAGCTTCTTAAGACATCCGACGATTGTGCGTGTGTTGTATTGGCCGATGTACCTCTTAAGTCGACTGTTAGGTGTCCCGCATGTGTAGATGGGGCTAATTGGCCTGCACCACCAGTCATCTATGATGAGGAAGGAAAGCTTAAGCGTCCCTGGTCGATTTCTAGACGCCTCAAAAAGATGATGGAGGAGATAACCTCTATCGGCAGTGAGGATGACGAAGAGGGAGAAGACGTTGACGAGGATGAAGCCAGCCATCCGCTACGCAAGCGTTGGTATAACATTGATCCAGAAATTCGCCGTCCAGTGGAAGATATTATTGGCAAACTTCCACGAACTACGCTCCGAGACGTTAAAGATACGAAAGCTGTTATTGAATATGCTGGCCGAGACGCAGACGCTACATTAAGAGATTTCAACGTTATAATGCCCATGCTGAAGGAGCAGGGGCTAGAGCGTGTGTATGACATAGACCGAGGAATCTTACCAATACTAGACCGAATGCAATCGGTTGGAATGTTGGTGGATCTAGACTACTTTTCAGGATTCCAGAAAGAACTAGAAACCGAACTAGTAGTCATTCAGGATAGGCTATCTTCCCTAGTAGGCTACAATGTTAACGCAGGCTCTCCTGATCAAGTCTCAGAACTACTATATGGACGACTTAAACTAGACCCTCCCAAGTTCTCTAAGAAGACTGAAAAACCCTCCACTGATGCTAAGTCAATGGAGTCATTAAAGATTAAGTATGCGTTCGACGCTGCTGTAGCTCCTATCATTGACGTGATATTGGATTATCGTGAACACGCCAAAATGTTGGGAACCTACGTACTCCCAATTCAGCGACTAGCAGACAAGAACTGTCGAATCCATACTCAACTTTTATACACTAATACTGCGTCTGGCAGATTAGCCTCTAGGAACATCAATCTTCAGAATATTCCTACCCGCTCCCCACTTGGCAAACGCGTTCGTAAGGGCTTTATAGCCCCTCCGGGCTGCGTACTGGTATCGGTTGATCTAGATCAGGTGGAACTGCGGGTGGGCGCTCATCTCAGTAGGGATGAGAACATGATTGAGATTTTCCGTAGTGGAAAGGACATTCATCGAGCCACCGCAGCGCTAGTGTACAAGCTATCAATGGATCTAATTACCTCTGACCAGCGTGTAGCAGCTAAGACAGTCAATTTTGGAATTTTCTACGGAATGCAGGCTACAAGACTCATGAATGAACTAGCCCTACTAGGCATTAAGATTACTCGCCAAGAGGCTATGGATTTCATTGCTGCGTGGTTTGAAGCCTATCCAGGAGTTAAATGCTACATGGCGGATGTATACGCGGAGGCCCGCCAAACTGGAATGGTACGTACTATGTTCGGACGCATTCGTTACTTTCCGGCTGTGTGGTCACCGCTGGACGGTATCCGAGAAGAAGCTCTACGTCAGATTGGCAATCAGCCCGTGCAAGGTACTGCTGGAGATATACTAAAGGTCGGGATGAAGAATGTTTATGACCATTCCATTCCGGAGGTTAGACAGTTTGGATACTGTGAGCCATTAGTACCTGTGCATGATGAACTTATATTTGAGGCTGAAGAGTCTATTGCACCCCTTTTACAATGTCATGTAGAGTACGAAATGAGCCATGCGGCAAACTTACTAGCACCCTTGGGGGCTAAGGGCAACATAGCTAAAACTTGGGGAGATTTGAAATAATGGCAATAATCCCAATCCTGATACCACTAATAATAATAAGTGTCCTATACTTCTTTTGTTGGATAGAGCTTGGAAAGCCTACTGACCCTATAGATCAAATAATAGACCGAGTAATGTATACTGTAATAGTAATACTAATTTATCACCTGTTTTTACACATACATTTACATTTATCTTTTAGCCTGGGGTGGAAATGATTACACAATACGGAAATATCTGGGACGAAATTGATAACTGTGATGCAATAGTCATAACTACTAACGGCACTGTTAAGGCCAACGGTGCGTGCGTTATGGGTCGTGGGATTGCTCGGGAAGCTAGAGATAGGTATCCTGGGGTTGACTTAACTTTAGGCCAACTTATACAGTCCAAGGGAAATTTGGTATTTAAATTAGATAGACCTATATGGAGTGGCCCACTTAGACCATACGTTGCCCTACGTCTAGTGTCTTTTCCTGTAAAGCATAATTGGTATGAAAAAGCTTGCCTTACCCTAATCGAAAGTAGTACAGTTTCGCTCAGATTGTTGGCGGATATAGAAAAGTGGAAGATGGTTATAATGCCCCGTCCAGGATGTGGTAATGGTAATTTAAAATGGGAAGATGTTAGGCCAGTTATAGAACCTATCCTAGATGATCGATTTGTGGTAATGTCCTTCCCAGATGCTGGACTTCAAAAAGCATTAGGGCTGCTTCAAGATCATAGCTATAATCCTGGAAGAGTTTAAGAAATGACTACCGAACTAACAATCCGCGCAGAAGTTCCTGTAAAACACTCCTCAGAAGTACGCTTTGATGAGGCTCTCCCTCCAGAGCTGCCTACAATCCTACCGAATCTCGCACAGGCTATGAACGTGATGGAAAAGTACATCTCCAGCCATGCTCCAACACTATTCGATCGTCTCGTTGCAGAACGTCAAGGAATAGTGATGTTGGAGGGAGTGTTAGAAGGCCTAAAGTCTGAACGGGATAATCTCATCGGACTTGCCATGGACATTAAGGGAGAAACTAATGTGTCATGGGAGAACTTCATGGTTACTCGCCGCAAAGGAGCTAAGCCTCGTTCTATCATTGATAAGAAGCTCCTAATGACTGCTACAGATTTTTGTCCTAACTGTGGAGAAGAGATCATTGTCACTCCTACTCAGATAGATAAGGCTACTAAGATAGGCTCCCCTGGTAAGCCTGGAATTGTGGTAAAGCCTGTTAAAGGTTCTAGTGATGTTGAACAACTGGAAGAGTAGATTATTACAATGGCAGATAATCCAATATATGACCATATAATACAGCCTCTAGTGGCCTGTTGTGGTAGGTGTAAAGGTAGCAATCAGCTTGAACCTATTAGAGGATGTTTTTGTTCTTCCCCATGCACATGTATGGAAGATCATCCAGAAGAATACCTTAGAGCTAGAGCATTAGTTCGTAAGTGGATGAAGGAACTATATGAGCGAGGTTGATAGATCATACAAATTAAGTGATCTTTCCCAACAGATAAATGAATGGGCACATAGCAAAGGTTGGTGGAAAACTAGCCAACTACACGAATTAGCAGGTAGATGTGATGAGATATTCGGTAAACTCCTAATGATCCATAGTGAGGTAACTGAGGCCGCTGAAGAGGTTAGAACTAACAATAGCGATAAAGTATTGCATGAATTTTGGGTCATAGATGGTAAACCGGAAGGATTTGCTAGTGAGCTAATGGATATACTTATTCGTACACTGGATATGTGTGGAGAACTAGGAATTGACGTAGATTACGGGCTTCAGATGAAAATGAAGTTTAATGAAACTAGACCCTTCCGTCATGGCAATAAACTTATATGATCATGAATTTTAAGGACAGTAGCCCTACAACTCCGTACGAAATAACAGTGAGTAGGTTGTCTCCACATACTTCAACCACATATAGGGGATGGCTAACTATTCTGAACTACAATAACGAAGGCTTTCAAGAGTATTTAGATGAACCAGTAACAATCAAACGAGAAGTAACTAAGCTTTCAATTAAAAAGGCTATAGCATCCGCTATTACCAATTTATCCAAAACTGAAGAACGTAGTACCAATGAATTAGCTAGAAATCACCCTATTACAACTTTGGGACTAGTCATGTATAATGACATCCCGGATTCTGCGGTTAAAATGATTGAAGGCGGGTATCTAACCGAGTAAAGGGAGGAAGCAATAACTGAAAACATATAAAGAAACTGCTTTAGAGCTTGCTGACCTTGTAGAGAGTAAAAATAAAGCTTACGGCAATTCATTTAAAGATTCAGAAGTTTTCCTTAGACTACTTTTCCCAAAAGGTATTCCGGTAGAGAAATATCAAGATATCCTACTCATTATTCGGGTATTTGACAAACTTAAGCGCCTAGCCAATAAGAAGGATGCTTTTGGGGAAAGCCCTTGGGAAGATATTACAGGATATGGACTGTTAGGCGTAGTTAACGATAACCAACGAAAGGATTATACTAATGAATAACTATTTTAGAATTCTCACCCTTGCGCTTCAGACCGCTGCAACGATGGAGCAGATCCAGCCACTACATGACAAGGCACGATTTACAGCAATCCAGGCTGCTTTAGGCCAGGAACTACAGCTAGGGGCTGCTACCTTCTTCGCTAACGATAAGATTGCTAATGCCATTGTCACTGCTGTAAACGCGGCCATTGCAACACTGGACTACGACACTCTCATGAATCCTACTCCAGTTCCAGTAGCTACACAGGTAGCCACTTCACCGCAGGATGCTGTAAGTAAGTAATATTAATTGTTAGAGGGAATGGTATAGCAAACTAGCTGACTATATTTGGCAGTACCTGGGACAAGAGGGGGAGAAATCCCCCTCTATTTGTATATGTGCCTATTTTTGTTTGGGACCAATAGTAAGAGGATCAACGCTAGATCCTGCATCACGCTCTGAAAAAGAGCGGCCAGCTATGATTTGAGCAATGATGGAGCGGCATGTACCGCGCTCTACATCAATCTTTAGGTAGGCTGCTTCAGTAGTAAACCATCGGCTATCAGAGGGGCTATTAGGGTTGTTATTTTCACCGATTACTGTAATGTCCTCAAAATAGCGGCTCATCCCAGAATGGCACAAGTGGTGCTGTCGAGACATGTATCCTTGTGGACAGGTAATATAGCACATGGGGGCAGGTGTTTGAAGGGTAGGTACAATAATACTAGTGGACTTAACCTTCGGGCCTGTACTACAAGAAAAAAGGGTACTAGCCACGATCACTAGCACCCCCACAGTCATCCGAGATTTAATCCTCATCGTGCACGCCTACCACTTATTTGGGATATCCCACTCTCTTACAGTTCCACGCTACCACCTAGAACCCCATGGAAATCTACATTCCATAGTCCCGATACACAGGATATTCCATTATGCCTTTGGAGTTGGATCAACTACTACAGCACCCTTTCCACCGGGAGTATATCCTACAATACCAGACACTCCACCTACAACTAGAAGAACTAGTGCTCCTAGGCTCTGAGGAGTAATTACATGGGGCCCTACAGGTAGCTGAACTAGCCAGGAGCCTAGAGATGACGCAATGGCTACAATTAGTACAAGAGTATTTTTGCTCATTGAATATTATTCCTTTGGAAGTCTATTAGCCCGGTTAAGCCATCCTTTCAAAAACTTTGCTTGTGAAGAATTAACCTTAACAATAGAATTATAATATTGGGACAATAATAGCACAATTTTCTCTAAAATACACTGAGGATTATTGTCATTAATAGCATTAATTGTACGTAATCCCCATAGCCCATCTACGACAATTCTAGAGCCACAAACATTAGCCGAACTCTGGAAAACTTTAATTGCATTACGTGGTGGAAGGTTAACAAATACATCTAGAAGTTTAGTGGCAACTCTTTGGTCACTAATACCTTCAAACTTCCAGAATAGGGCGTAGTAAATATCTTTAGCTTTTTCCTCAGATAGATTCTTGATATCGTCTTCTGTCCAGTTCTCGCAGCCCGGTACAGTTTTGGCCGTACGCAAGGTAATACCATATTTTGTAGCCCCGCCCCGATCATCTACATCATTCGTAAATTCTGATCCCTCATTAGCTAATATATACGGTATGGCTCTATCAAACTTTTCAGATCTATTGCTCATAGGCCTTCCATAAAAGTTCTGTGGCTTTGTTCACTGTGAATTCGTCTACAGAATTTAGAATAGGATGCAAGAGTTCATGTAGAATGATACGTTCCCTGGTTTCGTCTGACTCTAGCTCTACAACAAATTCTGGATATATGATAACGTCTATAGCCTCTCCAGCATGCCCCCATCCAGTTTCAGCATATATTACTTCACCAGCGATCGGCTCGGTATTAGCGTGGGAATCGTCCATCCATACTATGTTATAAGGCATAGAAGCGCCGAATCGACGCCTCCATTTCTTAATCCATCTATCAACGGACGTGGCTCTCATAAGCGCACCTGACACTTACCTTCTCTGCAAAAGCTACAGATAAATCTTTCATTACCCAAAGCTTCCACAGGACAACCACAATCACAATCGCACTGACTGATACTGTTGTCTACCTGAAGCTGGCCTGAATAAAGAATTTGTCCAGTAATTATAGTATCTGGTGTTACTTGCTTCCATCCCGTCATATGGCTAATACCTTTGGACCATGAGCCTTCGTACCTCGACTCCATCCGCCGCAAGACTTGCAGAAGTAGCGCTGATACACACGGCTTACTGTGCGAGCTTCTCCCCGCTTTTGGAGCGAGTTAGTGCTTCCGCAACGCGGGCAGGCTTCGGGACCATCAAAGAGGGCACGGTTAGGATGATTAGGCACCCATGGTAGAAACTTATCATAGATCTTCTCTAGCAGTGTTACATCAGCCTTGTTATACACTTTCATTTTCTTCCAAGCAGCTTCTTTACCGGCCATACAATCCTGCCATAACGAATAGCCGCCTGTCTGAACTTTTCTGCCAATTCCAAAGAAATCACCAATATAATCGAGCTTATTAGACGCAAATCTAAATACTCGCTTGGCGATCTTTCTGGTATCGATAGACATTACAGGAGAGGTAGGGCCGAAGCCCCATCGTGCGAAGCGGGCCTTCATGAGCGGGATGTCGTATTGGTCACCGTTATGGGCTACCACGATATCAGCCTCATTCATGAGATCCCATAGTTCGGCTGTCATAGCTTCATCATCACGTGAGAATGGCTTGTAGCCTGGGTAATCTGGAAGAGCTTTGGTAATGTGTGGACCATTCTGCCACTTGGCCGAAAAACAGCAAATCGGCTGGTACTCTAGGATTTCTAGGGCATTGGCCTCATACACGCCCCACGCAGATGTTACTAGTGGAAAGGTTTCTATGTCGATAAACAGAATTTTAGGCGCAGTAGCCATCTATACCCCAAAGTCCATTCTAATGGCTTCTAGTAGCTGTTCAACTGAGTCCAGGGCATTAGTTGCTATTACGCATGAATCGGCTCCATCGTGTTTAGCCAGCTTCATCTCCTCTCTGATCTCTCCTAGTCGAGAGTACACACTTCTACTAACCTCATTCCAGTCAGTAATAACACTTCCTCTTTCAATAGTCATCATGATCCTTGGCACACATCTTCTTGGAAAGCCAAGGAAGAGAATACTATGATAGAAGATGTTTCGCAAGCATAGAAATCACAGAGAGCCCTACTTCGGTGCCCTTGGAAATAAGTGCGACTCCTACTCCAGCAAAGACCACAATGCGGATAGTCATAGCATCTACGCGCTGTTCTAGTTTGGCTACACGTTTCATAAGACCGCCTTCACCCTCAACTCCGAGAGTGACCGTTTCCAGGCGAGTAAGTCTATTTTCATTTAAAGGGGTAAGGGTCATGGGTACTACTCTCCTAGGAACTAAGGATTATTTAAACTCTTTTTCATCAAATGTAAGAAATCCACCTTTATCTTTGTAGGAATATCTTACAACTGTTTTATTACCAACTTTCTTAACACTAGATACAGTTGACGGAAATCCATCAACAATTACCTTTTCTCCTGGAAATGTATCAGCAGTTAATGGCCGATAATTAGGGGCTAATACCGGAGATTGTTCTGAATTAATTGTTGGAGGTGGAGCAATTTCTGGTTTAATTGGTGCAGAACCATATCCATATCCGCCAGCCATTGTGGATTTTCCCATAGGAGAATATGGTGAATTAGGGTTAATATCTGCTGTTGGAGCGGAATTAATTGTTGGGGCTGCAATTGTTGGAGAAGCCGATCTAACAGTCTTTTGTGGCTTTAAAGCGGGCCGTTCGGGCACTGCAGGAATGGAATTCGCCGCTGGATTGTTATAAGTGCTGTAAGGCTGAGACGAGAGAGTATTAGCGCCGCCTGCTACCATTGGGGACGATTCCTGTGCTGGTGTGGTGGTATCTACTATAAAGCTAGGATTAGTTATATTAGAGGGTGAATTAATAGGGTTATTATTTAATGAATTAATTGACCGTTGGAAATAGGCATTATCAAATACTGGTAGAACTCCACCCTGAGAGTGAGCTAGATCAATATCGGCAGCGGTTGGACCAGTAGTATATGTTGGCGGATTTCCACCTACTGGCCCGGTCGGAACACTAGTCGAATATTTAGTAGGAAATTCATCTGGGCGAATTCCATAATTTATAACCCACGGATGATTAGTGTCTCCGTGAGCCAGGGCGGAGTCATAAGTATTGTCTAGCTCTAGATACCTCTGTCGGGCGGGATAAGGCAAACTGTGAAATTTATAATTAACCTCTTCTTGTGATAGATCATCATTTGACCAGATGTTATACAATTCTTGATCAGAAATTTTTGGTAAATTATAAGAACCCTCTGAACTAATAACAGGCGCTGCAAGCTTAGGATTTCTGAAATCTCCGCCATTAATCCAGGTATTCGGAGTCCTATCCCCCATTATCATAGGCACATCATGAAGTGGCACATTCGGAGCCTCTTTAGTACCTAGACTAAGTAATTTCTGCGCTGTGGTAGACGCTAGAGTTTTCCCTGGAATAAGAGACTTAACCATTGCAGGAATGCTGCTAGTATTAACTACAGGCTTTTTACCATCAGAATTAAATCTTCTAGTAGCCTGCTCCTCAGCATCAATTAAACTATGAACTTCATTATTAAGCGGTGCAACTTCTGGCGCTATTTTATTTAATTGGTCCTTAAGATTTCCTCGTAAAGACTGATAGAATTGCTTAGAAATAGACGCAGTATCAGCACCAAATTTACCATTAATTCCTTTATCAGCCCACTGGCGCATATCCAGTACACCATCAGGAAAATGGGTACCTTTCCCATCAAAGCTAGTAGTAATACTTCTATTAATAGCTTTCTGGCGCAGAGATTCTAGCTCTTCTAATGCAGCCGGTTTGGTAATAAACGATCTAACATTATCAGCCGCACTGTTAATAGCATCAAACATTTGTGATGGGCGAGCGGTCATTTCTGGAGAATTAATAAGTGATCGTACAGCGTTTAATTTAGCATTCTTAGCCGCTGTAATTTGATTAAGACGGCCTTCCCCACTCATAGCTAGTCCTGTATTATCTACGATCGCACTAGCCGGAGCTGAGCCATAATCTCCAATACGATCTACGCCCGCTCCAGAGGATGCTAATCTCTCCGCAGCAGCCCGCCTAGCTCCTGGCAATGTGGCTTCATTCAGAGCTCCCCTGCCGCCCTTAAACATTGGCAACATAGCCCCTGCTATACCGCCGGCGCCCGATAGTGTATCCTGAGTGCCAATCTTATCTGCTAGATCCCCTACAAACGGTCCTACAAGCGGTACTGAGCCCGCTAGAGTATGACCGAAGGCCTTTACAGGATGCCCGGAATTAATATCAGTAGCGGCTTTATCAAATTGTGCTTTATGGGAATCTATAATCCCCTGTACTCCCGATACTGGATCAGCCAACATTCTACCAGCAGAAACTAGTGGATCTACGACTAGTGATTTACCCATTCCGCCATAGAATTTACCAGCATTACTTACTCCGCTCCATGGCGTAGAATGCTCAATTCCAAGCTGGTCTAGGAACGCTCCTGTAGCAGATTGTGGCACATAATTTCTCGCAGACTCTCTCTCATATTGAGACGGGCCCGTTTTAGGAGCAGCCACAGTAGTAGCTCTTTTATCAATATCGTTAATTAGTGCATCCAAATCAGGCATTTAATATTCCTTTACGGAGTATAAGTTGGAAGCTTACCGAATTTAGTATCGTAAACTTTATCCTCTGGACCAGACAATTTCCCTCTTTTCCAGAGTTCAAATACCGCATCATTTCTATTGAGCCCGCCCTCTTTCATGAGCATACCAATTTTCTGCTCAGTAGAAGGGTAAAATCTAAGCTGTCCCATAATTTCTTTGCCAGGCGCATAAGGAATTTTAGGGCCCCATACATCGGTATAAATATTCTTATAACTATCCAAGAAATTACGCTGTAGTGCCAGCAAATGCCCGTTCATAATACCTGGGTCCATTTTAGGATCGGCCATCGCAGGTGCAATCATCTGGAATAGCCTAGAAATACCCTGTGAGGCTCCTGATAGCGCCCGTAATTCAGTAATATTGAAAATTCTAAGACTAGTAATAAGATCCGATGCTCTAGTAACTAATTGATTAACCTGAGCCGGATTAGCTCCAGGATTAGCGTCTTGAGCAAATTTAGCTAATGTCTGTGGATTAGGTCCGTCATTCCATGATCCTAAATCAGGATGGAAAATAGAGTTCTTGAACGTGGCAGCCATTCCTTTATCGGAGCCTACCTCATTCATAGCCTTAATCCACCGGCCCGCTATAGTTCCTGTAATAGTACCATCGGTGGAATTAATTAACTCTCTTACATGTTGTAGTGACTCGATACCATCCCGAATGGCTCTAGCACGTTTACCCTCTTGAGTAAGCACTTTGCTATTAGGCCCGTTAACCGGCAAATTATATGTCTGGAATAATGTTCTATACGCGGCCTGATTTTTAGGCGCTTCGTTCCATTTCTCCGGATTCAATACATAATCAGCTACTGTTCTAGCGTCCGTTGTAGGCGCTTCTACGGCCATACGTTCCCAATCAATAGGCGGCGTAGGAGTAGACGTTGGAGGACCGCTGACGGGAGCTGTGGGGCCTTGTGGAGGCATTTGAGCAGATGCCCTCATAGTAACGGGGGAAGTTCCATGTATGCCACTAATTGAACTACTAATTGGGGCTGGAATAGCCATATTGGACATTGGAGAAACTTGGGGCATTCCAGGCACGGCTTGAGTCTGTGGTTGTGACTGTATAGGGGTCGCACCTACCTTACCTGGAGAGAAAACTTTCCCGGTAGTTCTGCCTGTAGTAGTAGTATTAGTAATAGGATTAACTGTAGTAGAAGTAGATGTAGTTGTCCCGGTCTGAGCGCCTACATTTCCTGTTGGGGCGCCGACAACGCCTGAATAAATTGGATACACTGTCCCATCTGGCCCTACTTTAACTTGTGGAGTAGGCATATCAGGATGAACTTCTGTACTCTTTCCATCAGGGCCGGTCATGTAGAACTTACCACTCCGGCTGCCATACATTAGCAATACGGGCTGTCTATGCCCATTTGCATCAGGGAGGGTAGTAGGATACGGCCTAAATGTAGGAGTAGCTTCATTGATCCCTGCCCCTCTAAGAGCCACATTCTGCTCTAGTTCACCCTCTGGGCTATCCGGATCTACACCCCTTGATCTAAGATTGCTAAGAGCCCCCTGAATAAGCTTCTGGCGCATTCTAAGCTGAGTAGTCGCAGGTTCAATTGTGGCACGTTCCTTCTCGTATATTTCATGCTGAGGCGTTACCCGTCCATGAACATCATAAGTATTAGGCTCAGGGCCAATGAAGTTCTGTACATCATACTCATCCCGTGGAGGGGTCTGTGGCTGAGGATTAGCCAATTTCTTCTGGTAATGATCCTCATATACCTGATTAACATCGCCAAGCTTAGATAGTGTCTTAAGACTTTTAGGATCGTATGGGTCTGCGTTCGCAAATTGAAATGCTCTGCTACCAAACTCGTTAGCTAGATCAGGATCAGCGGTAGATTTAGCAAGATTCGAATACATTTCAGCCATATTTTGAAAGCGCTGCTGTTTGGCTTCCAGACGTTTTTGCTGGAATTCCGCATTAGCAGACGCAAATCCACGAGCAGCATCAGGGGAGCCCATAATGCCCCCTAGAAAATTTCCAATATTACCAAATAAACTCATTTATTGCCCCGGCTGAGAGAATGAATATGGATTGGGAGTTGGAGAACTTCCTCCCATATTTGAACTTCCTGGATTACCATACGGAGTCCAATTATTAGGTGGATATGTTCCACCATTTACATTTCCATAGGGTAGTGACGATGGATTACTATTGTTGTTGTTATTACTCCCATAATTCTGATACCAATTCTGGAACTGCTGTAGTGCTCCAAAGAACCCTTGTCCGGCTTGCTGCCCTTGATTAGACGCTATCTGTCGTAACCTCATAGCAGCATCTAGGTTATTATTGCCAATATTTGCATTTAACCCATACGCGTTTAGCCCTAGTCCGCTAAGCTGAGTACCCATATTAGCCATTTGACCAGCCGCATCTCGTCTAGCGCCAAACATAGCATTACTCACTTGAGAATTGTAATCATAGGGTAGCTGTGCAGCTTGGGCCAGCCCCATTCCACCTCGTGGATATAGGGATCTAGCCGCCGACATCGAGCCAGAATATCTCTTGGCCATTGAGTTAAGCTCTGGCGCAAGAGTTTCCTGCATCAAGTAGCGATTACCGGAAAGTAGAGAGGAGTAGTAGTTCTGTGCAGGAGTAATCGAATTCATCCCCATCTGCATATACTGCTTTGCATACGGAGAGGTCTGGTTAAGAATATCCTGCTGTTGATTTATAGAATTCTGCTGCAATTGCTGCGCAGATTTCTGCTGTTGATTGGACTTATAAGAGCTATATAGGCTAGCTACTGCGCCAATTACCGGGGCAATCCATGCCATTTACACTCCCTCCCGACACCCAAATACTAGCCTTTAGAGATTCCACAGTATAGCATACCGACTGGATTAAATCCATTATTTAGGGCAATTAATTCCCCTTTAGGATTATTATCAAAATGTGCATAGTAACTAATTGATCCAGCAGCACTTACGAATTTATCTACTTCCTGCCTTAATTCCCCAAAACTTGCCCCACCTAAGCTCCCAAATGGCTCTAAATGCGGAATTAATTGTAGTGGTAAAAACCCTATTATTTCCCCATGTCTTTCTTCTACAGCCACACATAAGCACATATCTGGGGTAGGCGGAAGTTTATCCTCACCAAACAATTTTTTAACTATTGGCTCTAGTTTGTAATACTCTTCTGGCGGTAATATTCTGGTTGCCACATTATTCCTTTCTATTATGGAACTACAATACGAAGTTCACCTGTTGATGTACGATAAATTCCCCCACTAATATATCCTGCGGCCAATGCACTTGCATTATCAGCAAACACTGGATATGCGGCTGTGTCTGGAGAACCATCCGCAGCCTGAACATAGCGTGATAAGTGAGCTACTGCCGAAGTATATGTTCGACCATTAGGAATATCATTAACCAAATTAGTATAAGCCGGGTGCGTAGGGTCTACGTTTAATCGTCGAAGCTCTGTGAACTGCTGGCCTCCAAGAATGCGCACTACATCCCGATACGTGCCTCCACCAAAAAGGTATAGCCCATCTATAACAGTGCCAGTTACGCCTATACTTACAACATCAGTAGTAGCATAAGTACCCTGAAGCTGAGATTGAATATTTTTGTACGTTGATGAGCCTGAGGCATTCAATATATATGGGCCTGCTGGATAAAATCCTTCAACACCAAGAATATCCGCATATAAATTTGTTACTGTAACTTTGAATCCACCAGCAGTAGATTGTGAGCCAGAGTTTTGATTTTCTGCCCATATATTGCGGACAATTCCAGCATTGGATGCTAGATTAAACGCAAATCCGGACGCACTCCAGACTTTAACATTTTCGATAATAGATCCGAACGCAAATCCGCCGCCTGCTACTTCATACCCTAGATTAATTCCATCAAGTCCTGTTCCTATCTGACCACAACGCACTGAAAAATTAGATAGTTTAAGCTCTTGTGCTATATCACTTCCGCCAACCATAGAAATCGCAGGGCCCCCTGCGCCTAGTCCAATTCGTAGAAGTGTTGAACTTCCTATACCAGCTCCATTAATGCTTTGGCCATAATGAAGCCTTAGCCGAGTGAATCCAAACGCTCCTGCTGGAATAGTTACAGCTTTGCTATTATCCAGTGCAGTTTGGATGGCAGACGTGCTATCCGTAGCTATATAGGTCATAGCATTTGATACTGAAGCAGATGGTGTTGAAGAAATAGTAGCAGAGGTGGATGAGCCAATTGATAGAATGGTCCCGGTTAGGCCTACTCCAACTCCAGCACCGCCTAGAACAGTAAAAGACCTTCCTATGTCTGCACTAGTAAATGATCCAGAAGTTAAATTAAGGGTAGCAATACCGCTATTTACTGTTCCTGTTAGGGTTCTTCCATCATTTATAGCCCCATAATCTATAATAGACGGAACTGCGGGAAGGACTCCGTTAGACAGAGTAATATTGGATAGCGTAAATGGAACAGAAATACCTGTACCGCTAAATTTAATATCGAACGAAATAGAATTATCTATGTAAAAATATCCAAATCCAGTAGAGTCTACTGTAAATGGATTACTTTTAAGAGTTACTCCGGCATCACTGTAGATAGTAGCAATAGTGGTTGTTCCGGTAAGATATACGGTTTCAGTAGCTCCTGGAAATGACTGTTGAACCTTAGTGCTACTTAGAAATCCTGACACACTAACCTGTGATCCGCCCCTCTCGGCGTATCCCTGCCACTTACCAAATGTGGTAGCTTGGAGTGAAAGTGGAAAAACTATAACAAATAATGTAAGTATAAATTTTTTCATTTAAATAGTCCCAATAAATATAATTCCCCACGTGTATTTACAAGAGGCTGCTGATCCGTCAGTGACTATTCTAACACTTAATGTATCTCCGGCAGTAATAGAAACTGTGTCAGTAATATTATGGTTATTATCTGTAGCACCGGAAACTGTAGTTGTTAGAATTGTCGAAGTCGTATTCTTCATTACAGTTATAGTAACAGATCCAACAATATTAGTATCTAATTTAACATAAAGATTTTTAATAGTTCCAGCAATAGGGATTACTTCAGTAATTCCGGCCACAACATCAGACATTGTAGGAATTTGAGGACCACTTATAGGCATATAAGCAGTCGTAGATGCCACAATAGCAGTGTTAGAGCTATTACCAGTAAGAATACTGTTATATTGCGTTCCTATAGGTGGAGTGCCAAATGTTTTAGCTCCAGTTATAGTTTGTACTGTATCAGTGGTGACCATATTAGATGGCCCCGCAGAGGCTACATTAACGTCTTTAAGCGTAGATGGAGCCCCGGCTACGACCCGCTTAAGAGTGTCTGGAGTTCCTTCTATAAGCACTAATTGGTCGCTCTTAAGAGTTTGAATTACCGCGCTACTAGGCACAGAGGAATATACTGCCAATCCCGCTGATTGGGCTTGTGCCAAATGCCCCAATAAGCCTTCTACGTTAAGCGGACTAGAGCCTCCAGACTGTAATTCTGACTTAATTTGGGGAATAGATAAATTATTACTAGAAGAACTACCATTATTAGTTGATGATAATGTATCTACTTTTCCCCCAATAGTTCGTAATACATTGGTTATTTTTTGTAGAGATCTAGCTAGTAGAGTTTTATCCTCTACATCCTGAATTGATACCCTTACATCATATTCAGAAATAGCCATTAAATCTTAGCCTCTCCACCACCATGAGAGAATCCAAATGGCGAGATAAGTCTAAACTGTTGCTGGCTAGCCCATGGCTTAACCATGAAAGCTATATCGTCTTTATATACCCTAAAGTTAGCACTAGAAGTCATCTCAAAATAAATTCCTTTGGCTTTAATCGGATTTAGCTGTAGATAGGTCTTTTTCCTAGTGCCAGGGGGAATAGTATATGTAAACTGTTGACCATCATCTGCCCGAGTTATGGTCAAAGTAACTGGCGCAGAATTGGTAAGAGTTATATAAGCTTCTCGTAAATGAAAATACCCATCATATCCAAAAGATGTTTGCTGACTAGGGCCCCACTGTGCTACTAGTGGCGGCTCCGGTTCAAACACAATTTGGTACTTAAACTCCTGCCATGAATTAGGATCAGTTGGCAAGAATCGTATTCTTCGGGCAATGAACGGATCAAATGGATAAGGATTAGTAAGATATCCATTGTGATTAATAGTTAATAGTGCTCCTAACTGTCCGCCATCATATTCAAGTCGTACAGTTCTAGAAAGTCCTTGAGTATTGGTAGTGATATGAAGACCATAAATATATTTGTCACTATCTAATCCTAAATCGTCCCAATCAGTACCACGTAGAAAACTATCTTCTGGCCGGTAAATATAAGAAGGCTCCCACCAGTACAATTTGGGGGCATTACCGCTAATGGCTCCTGTAATATCAAGGGCGGCATTATATTGTTCGGTGCCTACCCCAGAATTAATGTCATGAACGCTAATAATTTCTTGTGCTCCTGTGATTGTTGCCGGTGATATGGTACCAGCAGAAGAGTAGTTATTATATTTAAGTGCAAGATTAATTGTAGAATTATCGGGGAAAGATTTGAATGCAAAATCCCCCCAACGTTTCTTTGCGCGTCTATCCTGAGCATCAAATGCTGGAGTTCCTAGATGCCAATTAATTGCTGTTCCATTATCCGATGTACCCGAGAGCTGGTATAAATTACCCGTAGTAGTATCGGTTCCGCCACAGAGAATACTATGAACGCCTTTACCTTCTTCTCCATAGTGAAAGCTTACGCCAGGAGTGTACACGTCCGGATACCATCCAGGCTCGGAACTATCAGCCGTAAACATTAAACTTCTATACCCGCCTTGAGTATCTTTATAATCAAAATATACATAATTATCATAATAAGATACTCTATGATATTTTTCTTGGCCACTAATGACGTTTGGTGGATTAAAGCCATTTACACTTACTCCAAGATTTCCTTCATTAGGGAAAAGCGGAAATAGTGTTTGATCTGTAATAGAAATGGGAGGACCGCCCATAGTTCCGTATAAGCCATCTTTTCCCTCAAAAAATATTCTAGAACCTACCGCAAGCGCCCATCTAGACCACAATCCTTTAGCATTAGGTACTTCGGAATAAATAAACTGATTATCTCCAATTTGCTCAATTTCAAACATTCTTTCCGAGGAGAATACGTAGCATCTTCCGTTAAACTCACAGCCATTGATTAGGGGCTCAGAAGGTGAAGTAATCTCTAGAGTAAGAATATCTAATGTTGAATCAAAATTATTACCATTAGAGATATACAATGTCCCTGGATTATTGTCATCTCCACAAGCTAATGCCCTACCTTTCCATGGACCCCATAATGCAGATAATGGACTAGTTATTACTGGTTCTGGAACTTCTACAGTAACCCCTCCAGTAGTATTGCCTATACTGTCTGATAGCTCATACACTCCGGCACTTAACATTCGTCTAAATGTAGTAGCAATACCATTAACAGTAATTGCAGTACCTTTGAGCAATCCAGTGGGCAATGCGGATAAAGTTTTAATTACGCATCCCCCTACGATTGAGGCTGTTACAGATATTGGAGCAAGTCTAACTGGCCAAGGCTGGAAATTAGTATCGCCATCAGACAATGGGGCATTTCCGATAGCCGCATCATCCGAAATGGTATCAGTAAATTGATGCACAGAATTGGATACAGTACCTATAAATGTCCACTCTGTAGATGTACCACCCCTGCGTTCTATATCAATTTTGTCTACCTCTGGTGCCGTAGATGCCGTCATAGCAACTATTACTTGAGTTCGTAGAGCATTTACTCCACTGAAATTAGCTGGAGAGAAATTGCTACAAGCCCCTGTAGAAGATACGCGATATCTATATCGGTATTGATAAGGCTCTCCGATATCTCCTGTATCGGGTTCAGATGATCCCCAAATAGTTAATGAGTTAACATCAATAGTTACTGCTAATGCAGATATCGTTAGTTCTAACCGAAATCCTGTGATGTCTGCGTAACCCCTGTTGGCTGTGCCTACCCGCTGTAAATCTGCGCGCTTAAATCTGATTTCAGACCATTGATTATCCCCTGTAGCCGTCTGTGACCGAGTGGTTCCAGCGGTATTAGGAGAGTTAGGATCTACATCACCAGTTTTTTTCCTATTTTGTGGTAAATTAGCTAGGCGTTGATCAGCATCCGCTAGTAAATTATCAACGTTACTATCATTTTTACCAGAAAGAATAGGACCAGACCGTAATTGTGTGGTATCGATTGTATTATTGTTAATGGCGACAGTTTGGGTATCTAGAGAAGTTAATGTACCTTTTGCCGCCAATAACAGATCATTTGGTGTAAATGAACGATAGTAGTAGTTTTGGGCAAATGTGGTATCGGTAGCATCACAATTAAACATGATGCGACCTTGTGTTAGCTTACTTAGATCGGAGCACTTGAACGCAATATGGATATAATCGTCATCGTATAGGGCCCCCCCTGTAGACGACAATGAAACACTCATTTTCGTAAGATCAAGCGCAGTATTATTCTGAATATAGCCTGTGCCAGTAGCCAAAATACCAAAACTTAAGTCTTTTTGGGCTAATACATCTCCGCCATTAGCTGCAAATCCTCCTAGAGAATATACTCTAAACGAATTTATTACCTGGATAGAAATTCCTATTCCAAAAGCAGGATTAGAGCACCTAAATGCAATAGATCCATCTGGCCCACTGATAACATCTGTAATACGGCTATAAATAGTACCATTAATTAAAATAACCGCATTACGTTTGATTTCGTTAAGAGAATTTGCTGGACGAATTGTGCACATTCCAGGTCCAACGCTACCATCATCCCAAGCAACTGAAGCAATCGTAGTTGCAGATGATCCTCTAAAAGCCTCGTAAACAATAACTGTTTCTGTTGAAGGCCCGGCATAGGTAACATCTAATAGAGACCCAACACCAATATTTGACATGGAAGCTGGAACTATGCAACACCAGCCATTAACTCCAGAATCATAAATAACTTTAGTAGTAGTAGTGTTAATTCTATTAGGAGTTGTCCAAAATCCAGTACCAGGACATACAGTTCCGTCACTAGTCCATCCGGTGGTACTTTGGAAGTTTAATAGTTTATCAAATAAGGGCCTATCCAGTTCGGCAATCGGAGTTACTGTTGGAGGTGCTACTCCAATTTTATGTACAACTCCATCTCGCCGTATTTTATATGCAGCCAGTGAATCCGCAATATACATCCAGGAATCTGTACTCTGGTCTGGTCTAAACGGCACCATAGTAAGTGGATCACCAGAGAAAACTACATTGGAACTATTGTATTGTGCTTGAGTAAAAGAGGTCTGGCCGTATGCTAGGCCTGTTCCAGCTCCTACAATTCTAGCCCATGTGGAGTTCTTAGGGTCATTAAGTCGTCTAATACTATGAACAGGAGTTTGACCAGTTATGACTGATCCAATAAGTGTGAGTCCTGGCCGTGGCTGAACACTCCCGTCTTGGTATGAGCGGATATTTTCAAGTATGGGAAAATAGTTATCCCTAATAGAATCGAGAGGATTATTGAGATCAATACCCCTACAGTAGAATCTATTAGTGACCCTTTTAAATCGTTCTTCTGCCACGCTATTTCCCCCAATTTATTGGCTAACATTATACTTCCTGTGGGCGTTGCTCTGTAGTTGTAGAGGTAGAGGTATTGTTCTGTAATGTACCTACACCGCCAGGGAGTTCAAACGGGCGGTCTTCTAGTGTACGAGTAGAATTACGCATAATTTTAACAGCTATAGGACTTAGTGCCGATAGCCGTTGATTATAATTAAGCGCTGCATCAAAGAAATTTTGTGCATTTCTAAATGAATTTCTAAATTCTATTCCGCCCATTTTAAAACATGCTAGGTGTAATGCATAATCAATAATTACATCTATATATTCACGCCCAATCTGGACAAAGGCACTACCTGAGCTTATAGGAGCTTTTCTAACCACATCTAATTGAATAGCCCCCGCTTCAGAAGGTACTGGACCTACTGCGATTAAATTAGGCTCCATACCCAAGAATGTAGGAGTACCAATAGTGGACTGCCACGTACTTAGGAATGAATCCAAATTTGCAATAGAATCAGTAAATGTATAAGAACCGTTAATTTGTGCTGATAATACAACAGGCGCATACTTAGCCATACTTAAAGCCATTCTATATTTACGCTCACAAAATCCGGCCCTGTCCGCATCCCGAACTTGAGAATCTTTTCCTAATATGTCCGCAAGCGCCCCCCATTTAATAGCCCATGACATATCATCTGGGATTCCTAGAATAACCCCCATAGTGGGATCTAATGGAGTTCCTGTTGATACTGTAATAGTCTCGAATGTGCCAATATCTGAGATTGGAGGGGCTAGTATTACTTCATTCACCCTCGCAGAATCTATGGAATACGATACTGGTCCACCAGGAGTAAGCAGATTATCTGGTGCAAATGCCATTTGATTAGAAATACTTTCTGGCCATAATGGAGAAACCACATTAGCATCATTTCTAAATGCTACTCGTCTCACAGCTATTGTGGTATCTGATAGGGACAGTCTACTAATTGGCGTTATTTCTGAAATTCCGGTAGTTAGTGTAACCACACATGCAGTTTCGGCTAGAAATTGATTACGTCGCTTTTCTATCGCAGTAGTAATATCGGCCAGCGTAAACTGATCCGATCCTGACCATGAATTTCCAGTAGCAGGTTCCAATAAATGATATTGGATTGCAGTTACTATATCTTGGTCTTTAACTGTTTGAGATAGAAGACTTTCTCCTACACCATTAATTATTGAATTAATATTGTAGAATGCGGTATTAGGAGTCGTTTGAACAATCCCTGTATCTCTCCAAAACGCAGTTAAGAATGACCAAGTTCTTATAGTCTCCACAAGATAGAGATATAGCTCACTTCTAGTCCAGTAGACATTCCCACTATCTCCTAGCCTAGCCGTAAGAGTGTCTACTAATCCATCCCATGTAATATGACTATAAGAACTCAATGGTTATCCTTTAGTAGGCTGCTTTAGTGCTGGATATGTTTCTCGCTGCTTCTCAGGAAATGCTCCACCAGTACGTTTCTTATAACCGTCTTCCCCGCCTGAAATACCCTTATTAGTGGGATTAAGTGTCGGAGTTCGTACCGGCTCCATTGGACTTTCCATGAAATTACTAGATCCCTTACCCATTTTAATTATCTCCTTTTATCCTACATCATGCATCTGAGCCCACGCAGCACTAGGAATATAGCGTCCCTGGCCACGATATCTAACGTCTTGCTGCATAAGTTCGTTGTCTTCTCGTTGGAGTACGGCTAATCGCCGTTGGAATTCTCCAGAGTGGAATTGAGCATTATTATCGCTGTAGTACGGATTAGGATTTTCTCTACTAGCTCCGGGCCATCTAGCACAGAGAGCTAAAGCTTTTTCAATGATAACTTCTCCATCAATAGTGTCTGGAATTACTGCACCAACAGTAAATGGATCAGCGGGCTTTTGTACGTAGGAAATTCTAATAAAACCCTGCGTATACTGGTGTGGCCATAACTCCCATCGTGGGACTCCATTATAGAAATCAATAGGGACTATAGCTCGTGGTGGAGCACCACCTACCGTACGCTGTGGATCACGTTGGTCTAAATCTTCCTTAGTAAGGCCTGTGGTCGCTATAGGGAACTGATTTCTAGGGTCTGTAGCGCTTCTAATAGCAGTACAACCAGTTGGCATGGGATAATAGGCCTGATACACATTATACGGAGAATTTATAGCATCAACCCCATACCAAGGCTGATCTAATTCAAATGTACTTGCTCCATCGACTGCGGAAGTAATTGTAAGAATTGGAGTATTATACCCGGCTCTAAACTGTCTACCTACCCAGGCCGCAAGTACGGTAGCTCCAGTTAGAGTAACCGTAGTAGTTCCGACACTAATAGATGCTGTACCAGTACTATATACTGCCGGAATCTGAATATAGGCATACTTCCAGCGCCATGACCATTCCCGACTGCGCATTAAATCCAGCCACGCGGAGCTAATCCATTCTCTGGCTAGAAATGGTCCCGCAGAAGGGCATGACAGTAAGACCTTTCCCGCTAATCCTTCAAAAGTTTCGGCCACTAAAAGTTTCCCTCTAAAAAATATGGTGGCGCAAATATTACTTCACGCCACCATCACAAAAAATTACGTATTAGCGGTGTTAAACGTTAAGCTCTACCTACCACAGTTACAAATACCGCTGTTGCAGGCCCGCCAGTGACAGTGAATGTGAGAACCTTAGTAGCCTCGTTATATGACCATCCTGTCATAAGTGCAGGTTTGTTAGTAATAACCTCAAACACTTTCTTCATATTTAGAGTTAGCGTATCACCAGTGGCAATTGTCAGCCCTGCATCCGCAGTACCCCTAAATCGAAGAATCTTACTAGTGGCGGTCTTATCGCGGCTAGTTACTTTTGCATTAATTGCAGCCATTAACTAATCCTCCTTAGACCGTATCAAACCCAATCTCAACGTCTGTAGCTACATTTGCCCCGCTCTTAGCTGCCGTAGCAACCCCGATACGCTTAATGTTTACCGTAGGGGCTGAACCAACAGCTACCGATGTTGCGTCTGAGTTCGTACCAGTATTGGCAATTAGGAGATCGCCCGCAGTGGGCGAAGAAGCGCATTTAACATTAACGCCCTTACCTTCCTTAAGGATATATCCGTAACTTCCTGCTGTAACAGAATTCATAAAGATGCCAGCTACGAAGTTTCTACCATCACCAACTCCGCCATTAGCGTCCGCCAGTACAGTAGTGACAATATAATTGGTCTTGTCCTTCCAAAACGCCACAAGTGCAGCAGCTGGAGCAGCATTAGAGTCCGTCTTTACGTACTGGTATAGTCGGTCTGAATCGGGCAGATACGAACCTACCTGCCCTGGTGCATATGGTGCTACGTCATTAACAGTGGTTGGATTGCCAGTCTGAACGAACTGAGCACGCTGAATAAAAGTACGACTTCCCATCTTAAATCCTCCTCAGTTTGTTATTAACCAGTAATCGTGTGAAGCTGACGATGGACACGAGGGGCAGGTACAGTCATGTTGGCTGCCAGAAGAATCTGACCAGCAATTACTGTATTATCCTGAGCAACCTTGAATCCAGTAAATCCGAACGCATACTCTTCATCAGACGAAACATAGAAGTTGATAAATGGCTTCTTGGCGGTGAGAATCCACAGTGACTCACCAGCAGCACCAGCCGTGGAAGTCATAGTTGGATATGAAGTGCCTAGACCAATTGTCTGATCTAGAAGGCGATTAGCGGCTGGATCAACACGACCAGCAATTTCAGACCCTGGGCAATATCTATCCCAAAGAATGTTAGCACCATTAAACTTAAGAGCAGTGATACCGGCCTTAACATCCTGGGTAGTTTCATAAATCTGCTGCGCCCAGAGCTTTTCCTTAAGATAGCTAAGGTTGAGAGGCGTAGTGATAATGAGGTTAGGCTCATCATCAATCATAGCCTTACCATACTGTTCCTCTAGAAGAGGAAGCTCTAGTGTGCCATCGACCTTAACCGGAATGGAATTGAGGGTAGTACCAACCTTTCCACCACGAGTTAGTCCACCATAAGTGGTATAGCTGTTACCGTCCCAAGACGGCGCAGAGCCATCATTAAGAGCTTCAGCGAAGCCGTTAATGCCCTTGATATAGTTACTAGTACCAACGCCCTGACCCTGGAAAAATACCGCAAGGTTAATCTTAGCGCCTGCGGATCTAAATGCAGTTTCTGTAGCCGCCTTGACCAGCGAGAAAATCTCAGCCTCACTACCAGCGCGGTTAAGAACCTGAATATCTTCCTTAAAGAGGGTAATATTCTCATAGAAATACTTCGGCAAGAACTCTAGATGCTCGAACATCTGGTGCTGCGTGATATCGAAACTTTCGCCCTTCTGGTAGAATCCACCAGACGTAACATCATACAGGACATTTTCCTGGATAAGACGACCGCCTGTATAGTCTTCTTTTAGGGTATCACGTAGATACTTGCCCGTGGCCCCACGCTGGAATACGTTATCAACCAGCTTTGCTCCGTTTTTGCGAATAAAACGGTGAGTGGCTACTGAAATCTGTTCTAGTTCAGCCATTGCTTATTTTCCTCCCCAACCCATTCGCCCGTTTAGCAATAGCTGCGGGCCTACGGCGTTAGTACACAACTACAATTATTTTACGCACTTCCCGTCTTGGATACGGGAGTATTTAGATCCTTAATAAAATCATCCATCAGGTCGGATTCATTAACTTCTTTCTTCTCCAATAGGGCTCTAACTGCACTATTAGAATTAGCCCTAGGAGTATTGGATGGGAACTTGAGCTTAGACTTTTCCTGTTCTAGCTTCTCTGCAAATTCCTTCTCGTACTTAGCCTTAAGATCAGTCTCAAACTTTTCCTTCTCTTTTGGCTCAGCCCATACTTTGTAAGCTTCTACGAAATTCAGGCCCCGGCTATTTACAATCTTCTCAATCTCGTCTAGATCAGGAACCTCCCCAAACTTCATATAGTGCTGAGTAGTAATGACATTTACATGTTTTACTAGATCTGAGGCACCCTTGAAAAGATTTGATGCAAACTGCTGTGGATTAAAGGATGGATCGGCATTATGTGGCTGTTCATTAGTAACCTGTCGGCGCTCATCACCAGGACTAACTGTCTGACGAATTCGAGCTAGTTCACTTTCAAGCTGGTCAGCCTGACCCGCTCTAGCAGCATTAGCATCAATAATTGCCTTGTTCTCCGAATACCAATCATTCCACTTGTCAGCAAGATCCGCTTTGTTGTAATCCTGCTCCAGCTCATTAAGAAGATCCTTCGCTTCATCCTCTGAAACACTATACTTCTGCTGGATTGCCTGAAGCTTCTGTTTAATAGTCACCCGTGCCACAATTGGCTCCTTTCTAATTGTAAAACTTATTGTGCAGGTACAGGACCGATAGGACCACTAGCCCCTGGAGGTCCGGCCATTGGAGAACCGCCCCCCATTGGAGGAGGTGCTGACATCATAGGATTAGCTGGAGGCTGCTGTGCGGGCTGGCCTGGAATAGGGATCATTCCCATTCCCCCATTACTAGAATCCTGAATTAGTGCCGGAACTGCCATTTGAAGCCGCCCCATGACATCACTAGTTAATGGCGTAAGCCCCGGATACATGGCAGAGAGGCCTTGGATTCCCTTCTGAATCATGGCCATAAACTGAAGTGCCATAATTTCCGGCGAACCGCCTTCCTGGCCAAATCCAGACTGAGAATCGCTCTGAAGACGAGAACCTGCTTGCTGGAATAGTGAGGGTTTAGAGGCTTTAAACGGCTTAGATTGCTTTGGAGGATCAGAATTAAGATCAACATCCTGCCCAGAAATTGTACCGCTTAATTCAGCCATTAATTATCCTCAGAATTATTCCCAAGATTTGGGATAGTTAATATTACATTATTTATACATATAATGTCAACAAATTAATATGATTAATAATACTAATTTATCCCACTATTGCCCAAGAAATCGTACTAGTATCCAAAGTTTGTACTGAAAGTGATCCTAGTAGTAATGAATTTATAACAAATGATGTTCCTGGGGTAATAGTTCCCACCGCTAATTTGGCCCCAGGGGTTCCAATAGCAGTAACTGTAGACATAAGGACTACCATACCAGTCTGAGATGCTGTAGTAGACACAGTTGCAGTGCCTAACACGAGAGTTGCGGTTCCAGAGGCTACAATCATCATAATTTAATGTTACTCCTTAATTAGCAGCCGTCAAAATCCAAAAAGAAGACGTACCGTCATAAATGAAAGTAGCAAACGACTGTCCTGTACGAAGAACTACATCTGCACCAGTCAGAGTATTAATTTGGTTTGCTGCTGTTGATGTAGCTTTATTTGTAATTGTCATAGCCTGCGATGTAGCATTGTAAACTCTCAAAACTTCGCCATCCTGACCGGCAGCAAATCCACTAATTGAGAATGCTCCTGTTGGCCCGGTGACACGCACAAAGCCCGCACCAGCAATGGCAAGATCATTATTCGCCCCGTTTGAAAGCGTCAGGGCCTTTGGAGGGTACTGTGCTGAACCATTAGCACTGAATTTGACTACACTCGGCGCTGAACGTATCAGCCACGTATCCACCACAGTTTGTTCCACAGCGCCACTTACTAGGGCTGCTGAGCCCCATCCAATCGATCCCGTATTCGGGAGAGCAACGGACCCAACACCTACATTTCCTAAGCTCGATCCGTTTCGTGCAAATACTATCGTGCTTGCTGCGGTTCCTCCAGTTGAAAGTGCAACATCGGCGTTACTGGTGTAAAAGAATCCGTCACCTCCGCCAGTGGTACAGTTAGTTCCAGCACACCCGAACTGCAATAGTGGCTGCGTCGGAAGTCCTATTGAGCCACTTACATATCCAGAGTTGTAGAGTGATATGAAACCAATAGTCCCTGTGCCAATGCCATTGCCTACTGAGAGATTTAGACCCCCGCCGTTGGCGTTGCCAGATGTCAGACGGGCCGCATTACCGGCTGTGATGTTGACGATACCACCAGCCTGTGCGCCCGCATTAGTTGTTCCCGCTGTAGCATTAGAAGCTGTGATCGAGTAATTAACTCCAGCTTGAGTAGACGCCGAGGCAGTAGGTGCAGTAGCAGTATCAGATCTAGATGTACCTGCTGTTGTAGCAGTAGTATTTAAAACATTAACTGTAATATTATTGGTAGAACCAGAACAACAACCTCCAACCGCTACCCGATGATATGTATACCAAACCCCAGAAGCAGCGTCCATTAGAACATGATTTGCATTCTGAGCGCTCGCTACCATCGAAGCATTTACACCATCAATAGTATCAGTACCATTAGGAGTAATAGTTACGTTGTTCACCGCATCTATTTTTTTAATTGCTACAAGCCGATGAGTGCCGGTAGCAGCGGGGAGATTGATTGTAATCACGCCAGACGTGGCGTCAGCTCCAATGAAGAAGTCGGTCGCCGCAACAGAATATGGTGAGTTGGATGACGTGATGAGCGTCGTGTTTGGGTGGAGCAGATTAACGGATGTCGAGAATGAGCCGGTGCCACTACCGGTAACGTCGCCAGTCAACGTGATGGTCTGGTCGCCCGTATTCGTGCCACTTACAGTCGCGTTATTGCTCGCTGTAAGTGTCTTGCCATCAGCGATCGTAAGTGTCGATCCAGTCGCGGGAGCGGTGATCGTGACCTTGTTGAGGGTTGTCACTGTAGCCGCGCCAAGTGTTGGCGTAACTAACGTAGGAGAAGTGCCGAATACGAGCACGCCACTGCCGGTTTCATCGGTCACCGCCGTCGCGAGATTAGCGCTAGTTGACGTAGCGAGGAATGTCGCGATACCAGACGCAAGCCCCGACACTCCTGTTGAAATCGGGAGTCCTGTTGCATTTGTAAGAGTAGCCGCAGAGGGCGTACCGAGATTAGGCGTCACCAGAGTTGGCGAAGTAGCGCGTACAATATTACCCGTACCACTAAATGTATTACCACCAAGGGTTACTATACCTGCTGCATCAGGCCACTGAACTGTATGATCTGTGGTAAAAAGCGACATATCAAAGGTTAGCCCATTTTCAGTACCCCCTTGATCCACAATTTGAATTCCAGTAGGAGTTGAAGTCAATATTTCGTTTAATGACCCCACTCCAGTCCCGGCTAGAGTAAGAGAACTTATACCGGTAATTGAACCTGTGTCAGAAAGTATAACTCCAGAGTTCTTAAGAGAGCCCCCAGAAGTATTTCCCCATCTAGCTAAAGCGTTTAATGTAGATGATCCAGGAGGAGTAATACCACTTGCTCCTAATTGTGTTAGAGTATTTGATGCAGAGCAGTAATATACAACTCCAGCAGTAGCAGGAGGCCCTCCAGACACTAGCTGGTATAATGGCCCCCCAGGAACACACGTACTAGGAAGGGATGTAACACTAATTACCTGTGGAGCCCACCACACCTGTGCAGATAAAGGT